TTTATGAATGCCGGTTGTGGTTTCTTCAGTTACACCTATGATATCTTTTAATAAATCGGGATACTTGTCGTGTACAAAGGCTGTTAGATCGTGACCGTCGTCTAAAAGCATATTTGGTTTCCAGTTATTTGGTCCTGATATTGTTTGTTCTATACACCACCAATATTCTTCTTCGGTCTCGCCTTTCCAAGCGAATACTGGAATACCTTTAGAAGCCAATGCTGCCGCTGCATGATCTTGTGTTGAAAAGATATTACAACTAGACCATCTTACCTCTGCTCCTAAATCTATAAGAGTTTCTATTAGAACAGCAGTCTGCACAGTCATATGTAGACTACCTGCGATTCTTGCTCCCTTTAGAGGAAACTTATTTTTATATTCTTTTTTAATCGCCATTAATCCGGGCATTTCTGTTTCGGCGATCGCTATTTCTTTTCTTCCCCAGTCAGCTAACTGTATGTCTGCGATTTTATAATCCATTTTATTCCTTATTCAAATCTTGCATAATTTTTATTGCCCATTCAAAGGCTACACGAGCTTCGTCACCTAAGTCATCTGTTAGCTCTGCACGTATCTGTTCCTTGAGTTTTTCTGGATCTTTAAACTTGTAAAAACGTCCTTGTCCAGGTACACGTTTGGCAATCATTTGGCCGCCATATAGATCTCCCATATGACGACAATAAAGATGTGCCTTGATAAGATGTTTTCTTTCTGGGTCATTGATCAGTTCTAACAGATAATTATGGTATCCGATAGTAGACGGTAACCATTTAAAATCGTGATCTTTTCCAGCTAGTTCGATAAAATCTTGATAGATCGGCCAGGTCCTTTCAATGTCCGGGAGGCTGGCAAAATTACCTAGTATTTTGTTACCCATTTCGATAGGTTGATAAACCAAAACCATTTGCCATAGGTAGTTGGCGTAGTCCTCTTTAGATATAGATCCGCTTAAAAGTTTTTTAGCAAACTCTGTACGTTCTGCATCTGAATGTAAATCTTTAGTTATTTCTCGTAAGCTCATAGTGTGTTATTTACACCTTAGAAATTTTCAACATTAATAATAAGAGATCTTTTTCACTATCGAATTTAATGAAAAAGGTATTGCTATTGTTTTTTTGATACTGCCATTTGATACCTAATTTTCCAAATGACTGTTCTATTGTTCTAATGAAATTTAATCTTCCTTGTTTTCCTAGAGTAGCTGCTGGAGTTCGATAATCTTTGATAAGTGCCCAGTGACCGAATCTTTTTGACCCTACATTCTGATAAGAAATTATTTTATAATTTTCCTGGATCATTCTCTTTCTAAATTAATCTGTAACGGAAATCCGTTCAATCTAGAAAGTTTAGTAGATTCTACTGATTTGTGCTCAGCTATTTCGTAATTAAAAACACCTACTACAGCGGAGCCAGTGTTGTGTATTTCTAGAGTGAGATCTTTAGCAGTATCTTCTCTATGTTTAAAAATCGAAGTTAACAACTCAATGACGAATTCCATAGGTGTTTGATCGTCATTTAAAAATACTACTTTCCATAAAGATGGAGGTTGCAGATTAACTTTAACTTTTTCTTCTGTTTTGATTTCTGTGCTCATTAGTTGCTCCGGTAATAGTAGGGGATTTCTCCCCCACTAATATTACTTAACCTCTACGATATCGATTACCTTAGGTTTGGCAGACTCTGGAATATTTCTTACCAATTTGATAGAAAGCATACCATTTTGTGTTTCTGCACCAACTACCTCAATATATTCTGCTAAAGGAAATTCCTTAACAAAATCACGAGTAGCTAGACCTCGATGTATGTATACCATATCAGTGCTTTCATTTGATGTTTGACTTTCGCCTTTGATGATCAGCACGTTGTCTTCTACGGTTACATTGATTTCGTCTTTCTTGAAACCAGTAACAGCGATTTGAATCTCATACTGATTCTCACCAGTTTTGAGAATGTTGTGTGGGGGATAATTGTTAGAAACGCTGTTAGCGAATCGTCTTTCCATTTGGTCAAACATAGTGTCGAAACCAATAAGTGCTCTATTAATGGCGTCTAGTCTTGCTAGTTGATTGTTCATAATAATCTCCTTATAAAGTAAGATGAACTGGGCTCTATGCCCTATTACTGACCCTCACCCGAGTGATCTGTAATTCTGTTTTCTGTTTCTTGAAGAGTTTCTTCTGCTATAAGTTTAGAAACTTCTTCAATTACAGATTGTTCTTGTTTTCTAAAGACAGTATCCCAATTAGAATCGAAAGTTTTTTTATCGACGCTATATGGACGCGGTCTACTACCTTTACCTGCCTCAGCCATTTTTATTCCTTCTTTTCTGTAAACGTAGCATCTACTACGTTATCATCGGATGGATTATTGCCGGTTGCTTCTTGAGCTGGCTGACTTTCTTTAGCCTGCTTTTTTTCTAACAGAGTTTTCATTGCCGGATAAACTTTGTTAAGTTCTTCTGTGATCTTATCTTTGTCGTCGCCCTTTGTGGCTTCTCCAACAGCATTGATAACATCCTCAAGTTGCTTAACTTCATCTTCAGTAAGTTCGCTACGATACTCTTCAAGATCTTTTTTAACTTCGTGCATCTGAGCTTCAGCTGAATTCTTAGTATCGATTAGTTCTCTAGCTTTCTTATCTGCTTCGGCATTAATCTCAGCATCTCGAATCATTTGTTCAATTTGTTCTTTGCTTAGACCGGAATCAGACTTGATGGTGATCTTATTTTCTTTGCCTGTATTTTTATCTTTGGCAGAGATATTCATGATGCCATTGGCATCAACATCGAAAGTAACTTCGATCTGCGGAAGTCCTCTACGGGCCGGAGCAATGCCTTCTAGATTGAATTCGCCTAACAGTTTATTGTGTTGAACGAGTTCTCTTTCTCCCTGGACCACTTTGATAGTCACGGCAGGCTGATTATCTTCAGCCGTGCTGAATGTCTGACTTGCTTTGGTAGGAATCGTAGTGTTCTTTTGAACCAGTTTAGTCATTACTCCGCCTAACGTTTCGATACCTAAACTCAGAGGAGTAACGTCAAGTAACAATACGTCATTGCGATCGCCGCCCAACACAGCACCTTGGATAGCAGCACCAACTGCTACTGCTTCGTCTGGGTTTACATCTTTGCGTGGTGCCTTACCGAAAAGTTTCTCAACTTCTTCTTGCACTTTAGGCATACGTGTCTGACCGCCAACAAGAATAACTTCGTCAATGTCAGCAGCAGTAACACCTGCGTCTTGCATAGCGATGCGGCAAGGAGCCAGTGAACGATTAATAAGATCTTCGACCAGGCTTTCTAATTTTGCCTTTGTTAATTTTACTACTAGATGCTTAGGACCACTTGCATCGGCTGTGATGTAAGGTAAGTTAACTTCTGTCTGTGTGCTGTTTGATAATTCAATTTTGGCTTTTTCAGCAGAGTCTTTTAAACGCTGAAGAGCTAATACATCTTTAGTTAAATCAACGCCTTGTTCTTTCTTGAACTCCTCGACCAAGTAGTCCATAATGCGTTGATCGAAGTCTTCACCACCTAGGAATGTGTCGCCATTCGTTGACAATACTTCAATTTGTTTGTCGCCATCTACATTCGCGATTTCAATGATCGATACATCGAAAGTACCGCCACCAAGATCGTAAACAGCAATTTTTCTGTCAGCTTTATCTTGCTTATCAACACCATAGGCCAATGCAGCCGCTGTTGGTTCGTTGATGATACGCAGAACTTCTAAACCTGCGATCTGTCCCGCATCTTTGGTTGCTTGACGTTGTTGATCGTTAAAGTAAGCAGGCACAGTGATCACTGCTTTAGTTACTTCTTGACCAAGATAATCTTCTGCGGTCTTTTTCATTTTACGAAGAACTTCTGCAGAAATCTGTGGAGGTGCCAATTCTTTGCCCTGTGCTCTAACCCATGCATCGCCGTTTTTACTTTCCATAATTTCGTATGGCATCAGGTCGATGTCTTTTTGTACAGCCTGTTCTTTAAACTTACGTCCAATCAATCGCTTGGCTGCATAAATTGTATTTTTGGGGTTAGTGATCGACTGTCTTTTCGCCGATGCACCTACAAGGATTTCGTCGTTGGCATAGGCAACGATACTAGGTGTAGTACGAGTACCTTCTGAATTTTCAATAACTTTGGAAGTTCCATTCTCGACGATAGCCACGCAGGAATTGGTGGTGCCGAGGTCAATACCGATGATCTTAGACATACATATCTCCTTATAAAGTAAGATCTATTTGGGCTCTATGCCCTGTAAATTGCCCTATGGTACAATTTACGATTTTATTTATCTCTGGTTAGCTAGCGGCATAAACAATTTACCGTTTAGCCCGGAACTAGCAGTTCTTAGAGATTTAAAAACATTCTGTACTCCTACAGCCTGATTCCACGCATCTTCTAAGGCGTGATGCTTGAGTACCGGAGGACGCTTTGGGTCTATTCCGAGATCAAATAATGTGCGGGTATCACGAACTTCCCAAAATGACCAAGGAACAGCTTTACCAATTTTACGAAATAAATTTTCGCAGATAATCACATCAAAGCCGGCACCGTGACTCCAAACACGTTTGGCGCCCCAACAGAACTTATAAAGTTGAGTCATTGCATCAACAATATCAATCCTGTTGTTAGGATCAAACGCTTCGTCTTGAGCAGCCTGACTTTGACTTGCCCACCAATCGAGTGTTGCCTGACTAACTGTACAACCTAAACGATCACAACTGTCTAGATCAACCCTAACGTAAAATTTTTCGCAGGTAGGATCTTTTAAATCATCTCCGAAAGGATCAAATTTTACTGCTCCAATAGTTAAAATAGTAGCAGTTGGGAGAACATCTAGAGTCTCCATATCAATCATTATATCTGTAAGCATTATATTATTATAAATTCTTTCTATTAAGATGTCAATGTTATTTTACAAATATATCGTTGATCTGTCTGTTCACACGAATAAATGTGGTACATTTGGATAATTGTTTTAGACTAGGAGCTCCGACATAGGTACAGGTACTGCGTAAACCACCTAAAAGATCTAATACAGTATTCTGCACCGGACCTTTGTATTTTACTTCTACAGTGCGTCCTTCTGAACTACGATATTCAGCAACACCTCCACTGTGTTTATTCATAGCAGTGTCTGAACTCATTCCGTAAAATGTTACTTTGCCGTCTTTGATTTCGCCACCGCCTTCGTCGTGTCCTGACAGCATACCGCCTAGCATTACAAAGTCCGCGCCAGCGCCGAAAGCCTTAGCAACATCACCAGGGCAAACACATCCACCATCAGCAATAATATGAGCGCCAAGACCGTGAGCGGCATCGGCACACTCAATGATAGCACTAAGCTGTGGGTAGCCCACACCAGTTTGGATACGAGTAGTACAAACGCTACCAGGGCCAATGCCCACTTTAATAATATCTGCGCCACGTAAAATTAACTCCTGTGTCATATCTGCGGTAACCACATTACCGGCGATAATAGTTATGTGAGGATATGCTTGTCTAACTTTAGAAACATATTCTCCAAAATGTTCACTGTATCCGTTAGCTACATCGATACAGACGAAATGAATTTCTGGATAAGAATTTACTATCTGTCTTAGTTTAAGAAAATCTTTGTCACTGGTTCCTGTGCTGACGGCAAAATAATTTCCGCCAAACTTACCTGTTAGATCAAAAAGATCGTCTTCAGCATAGCTCTTAACCAGACAAGTAAACATCTGATGTTTATACAATTTTCGAGCCATATCTATTGTACCCACACCGTCCATATTGGAAGCCATGATAGGTACACCGGTCCATTCAAAGCCACTGTGTCTAAATTTATATGTTCTTGTAAGATCTACTTCTTTGCGACTACTTAGAGTAGAACGCTTTGGTCTGATGAGCACATCACGGAAGTCTAGCTTGACTTCATCTTCGATACGCATTTGATACCTTTCTTAGAAAAGTTTTGGAGGAAGTTGTTGCGAACGTAGTTGTTTGCGCCAACGTGCTTTCGCAGCACCTTTCTTACGCTTACGTTCTGTGGTTGGTTTTTCGTAGAATTCTTTTTTACGTAGGGTATCTAGAATTCCCGATTCTTCTACTTTTTTCTTAAAACGTCTTAGAGCCTGATTGATGTTTTCATGCTCTTTTACAAATACTTTTGAACCTTTGATAATATCCATATTTTTATAATGTCGAATTTAAAATTTTTGTAACATCGTCTGCATTGTATATATTCCTGTTATTGATCGGCGATAAATTTTTTAATGTTCCAAAATAATAAGAATATTTTTGTGCGGACATATAACCTATTATAATATCATTTTCACTATCTGCATTAAAAATTATTATATCACTTTTGTGTTTTTTATCCAATAACCAATCTACAGAATCTCCTGATCTCCAAATATACGAAACAATGCTACTGAATCCATCTGACTGTGCTAAAGAATCAGAAACTATTTGATTTTGGTCTGTATTGAGATCTACTAGTAATAATCTTAGACCGTCTACTTGGATGTCATCTGGGTCTGTAACTAATATAACACTGTCTGTCATTTTTTGCTTTCTTGTATCCGACTCCAAATGGTATTTTCATTTTGTTCGGCATTTTGTTTATATCCGCTCAGAGTTCCTTGGATTTCTTCACCTGTTGAAGGCCTTCCCTCTCCATCCAAGTCACTACCTTTTTTTTTAGAAGTTTGCTTTTCAAGTTGTTCTTTGGCCCACTTGGCTGCTTCTATGGCAGCTTCGTCTTCTGCATTAACGAAGTCTGGTTTAGCTTCAAGATATTCTTCCCAGGGTAATCTATCGATCACACCTTTTTCAAAAAGTTTTCTTTGCATTTTTAAAGAACTTTCAGGATTTGCAGATTTCCATCTCGCCATTGCTTCTTTTTCTGAATGGGCAGCGTTCTCTAAAATTTCGTTATCTTCTATTTCTTTTTCTTCTTCGACTGCTTTTTCAGCTTCTTCTAACATCTTGTTCCACTTGTCAAGATTGGATTCTTTCTCTTCTAGAGATTCGATTTCTTCTTCGGGTTCTGGTTTCTTATCTTCCCAGGGCTTACCTTCCGGATATACGTCGTTATCATCGGCTAGAAATTTAAAATCATCGTCTTTGGTTTCTTCTTTGATTTCTGCAACAGGAAACGGCCAGGGAGAATGTACATAACTACTTTCTTCTACTGGCTCAGACGCACTATTCAATTCGTGTATGTCGCTGGCCATTTCCTCGCCAGACAGGTCATTTAATGTTTTTTCTGAATTCTGTTCTTCTTCTTGTTTACGGAACCATTGAAAACTATATTGGCTTGCCAACAACAAAATAACTGCCAGTGGGTCGAATACCGAAACAATAATGATGATGACCCAAGTGACAGCTTTCTCTAGGATGTTAGCATCAGGATTGTCACCGTAGATAAAATTAGCAATATATTTTATTGGTCCAACTTCGGCTTCGACTTTGCGGACTTCTGCGGCGATAGGGGCTCGTTCTTCGTTGAGTTTAGCAATAGTACTCTGTGACCTAGAAATATCGTTTTGGAGTCTAGTTCGTTCTGCTTGTTGTTGTCTGCGGATTTGAACTGCACGTTCTGCACCGCGGTCGTCGGTGCTGCGACTGAGCCTTTCATTAACTTGAGAATCCATTTGAGTAAGTGCTTTACGAGCCGCATCGATATTCTCCCGTTCAGTTTTAATCTTTTCGTCATAGACGGCGATCTTAGCCATTACATCGCCCGAAACTAAACCAGCATCACTGTGTGCTTTGCTTAAGAATCCAAAGATACCCATACTGGTGATGAGCATCAGAATAGCAATGGCTATTAATAGATATGTTTTTAAAAACCTAGGGGCTATCGACCAATTTTGTTTTAGCCAAACTGTAGCAGATAATTTGCCTACTTCTAATACCACTCCCATAACCATAATCGGTATGGCAGCGGCAGCAAAGATGCTGACTAGGCCTGCTACAGAATAATAAATGGCCACGGCGGAAATTGATAATCCGCTGAGTAATGCCGACCAGGCTATAATTTTATCGCTAATATTGGTTTTCATTGAATTAATATTTATCGACCAACCATCTCCAATTATTATGCGCATTTTCAAAACAGGCAGTCTGCGTCATAACCTTTTCTGTATCATATGCAATAACCTGCATATGAATTCTCCTACAGTATCCAGAACCAGTAGGCCACGTCATTACAGGCACTGCTAGACCACTGGCCCTATTCTGATACCATTTAACTGTTTGTCCGTTTTCTGCAAACATCACTGCGTGTGTCACAGCTTGATTATGAGCCGCTTTTTCTTGGGGGTCTAGGGTTTTAAACCAACCAAAAGAAAAATCCATCATATGATTTGCAAAGTCGCCGCCGCGATAGTTAAAAAATCTTGGATTATCAACATCGCTGGCAGCGGCATCTATACTACTGAACAACATGACCAATGGTATTAACAATTTCCCAGCTACCGTCAGGTTTCTGGCAGCTGATTCCTTTGCGTTGAACATTGCGTCCTCCAATCTGCATCCAATATGAAAATTCGCCACAGTTAGGAGACATTCCTAGTCTTTTGGAAGTAAGACGTTCAATCTGATCGTCAGTACATTCTACTCGGACACGACTGTTAACCTGTTCTCTATTTTCAGTTTCAATAGTTTGATAGGTATAACAATATTGTGGCTTTTCTGCTACTACCTTAGGGGCCGAACTACAGCCTGCCGCTATTAATGAAACGGCTACGATAGCCGCTCTCATTATCGGGAAGCTTTCTGCTCTTTGGCTTCAGAGATCAACTGATCGAAAACAGACTTAGGCATCTTAAGACGAACGAATGTATAATGACGACCATTCATTGTAAAATGTCCTACTTCGCGGTTGATGTGTTCACGAATAGTAGTATCCCTTACAACATAAGAAATTTTAGTATAAGTCTTTTTCTTATCGTTGTCGAAGACGATTTCGGTGTTGCTGTTAACTTCACTATTAATGCGTTTAGCGAAGTTATTCATAGCGATTGCGTACATCTGTTCTTCAGCGGCCTGTGCATGAATTGATTCACCGGCGCCGCAGGCGTATGCAAATTCTTTTGACCACCAGAACCATCCTTCGGTTCCTGCTTGCGCACAGTCCTGATACCAACTAGGTTGAGCATAGGTCTTGCGTTCTTCAATGCCTTTCATTGATGAGCAGCCAGTAATAGCCGCGGCCATCAAACCAACTACTAATGCCTTTTTCATATTTGCCTTTCTGTTTGCGGATTACAACAGTAATAATTGTAACAGGACCCAGAGGTCCTGTCAACAGTTCAAATTACCAATTTATTTGAAGAAGATCAATGCCATCATAATAGCTTGAATTATAAATCCAAAACCTATAGTGATAACATTCAGCATATCTTTTTGGATTGCGGCTTTGACAAACAACAGAGAAAGCCCGCCCCAAACCAAGAGAACCAAATCTACAGCAGGTAATCGATCAGTTAAACCAGCCATAACTGCTAGTAAACTAGGCATGGTGCTGGCGTGTAGTATGATCACAGCCAACCAGCCAAAAGTTTCGGCAGAAATGTGACTGATCTTGTTTTGAACGAAATCCTTAAAATCTTTTAGTTCAAAGTTTGGCATATTGTTCCCTTTCTTTTCCTCGATAAAAAATGTGTTGGCCGATCTTACCTATCTTTTCGAGAGGCCATCTCGGATTGACATAGGTGGCATGATAATATAAAGCATCTTTGAGAATGTCCAATCGGAAGTTCTCCAAAAGAACTTTTTTAGCAACAGCGTAACTTTCATTGTAAGCCTCCTTGTTCACTGGTCTTGTTCTGGCAGCAGAATCGCAATGCCAACTAAATTGACAAATGACTTTTTCCATCACTACCGTTTTCTGATGCACAACTCCGCAGACATCTTTGGGGAAGGCCGGGTGAGCTACTCTGTTGAGAGTGACTTGTGCTACAGCTACTTTTCCTTCAAAAGGCTCGTAGCCAGCTTCGCGATAGATATTCATCGCTAGGCATTCTAATTGGCGTTCCCTAGTTTTGATAGAAACAACGTCTTGAGAATACAGAGCATTGTTTTCTTTTAATTTTTCAAATTTATTTTGGGTAAGCGCACTCAAACTGTAGGCAAGAAAAAACAAGCCTATAATACAGGTTAAAAACTTAATTGACTTTTCCATAAGTCCTCCTTTCATTTGGTGTCACGATTAACTGCGACATTACATTAAGGGAGTAAACTTCACGAGGCTCTTGAAAGAACCCTGGGTTCGTGTAGTTTGTCTCCATCGGACGCACAATCTCATAACTTGTGTGCCTTTGGAGCCTTGACCGCCCGAATCTCACGGGTTTCTCATAGGCCAAGACTCGCGGATCCTTTTCTGCTTTTGACATACTTTGGACCTACTATCTTAGTTTCTTTGCGAAACGTATAATATATAGTTCATCTTTCATATTATAGCACGAAAACCGGCGATTATCGACGCATTTTGGCGATATCTACCGCCTGCTCGTCCGAAAAGATTGGAACTGCATTACTCTTATGCATAGTACCAATACCTTTAATCTTATCACCGGTATAGACTTTTTGCTCTGGTTTAGTACAAGGGCCACCAGTAAATGGTAGGCTAGGGATCTTAGGTTGATCAGATCCTCTGTAAAATGGTGCGGGAGTTGACAGAGTCGGAGCAGACATAGCACGTTTCTTACGCTTTTCTTGTTGCTCGATACCCCATTTTTTCAATAAGTCGTTCCAATTTTCTTCCAATTGTCTAGCCTTTCGTGCTTCATCTGCATTGCGAAACTTACGTTTGCCTTTTTTCTTTCCCGTAGTTGAAAGCCACGGACCTTCCAAATGCATACTCAAAATAAGCCTCCAAAACTGTTACTGATGTATTACTATAACATCTTTGCAATAGACTGTCAAGAAAAACCCGCCTAGGGCGGGTCTTTTGGTTTTTTGATCTATGTATTAGCGATTAGCGATATACATAGTGATCTCAAAACCGTAACGCATTTCAGTAGCTTCTGGTTTGGTCCACATAATGTTTCTCCTTTTTTACATCATTAAAAACATACTTGCATCAGTATGTATCTATATTATATGATAAAAACTACCAGAAAACCATAGTGAAATTCATTAAATTATACTAATCAAATTGTTTTTGAAAATCTTCCAGCAATTTTCCCAAGTCCATTTTTCTGCAGTCTCTCTGACTCTTTCTCTATTATAATTGGCTGCTATACGAATACTAAGAGATAGATTTTCGCTCATATGTCCATTCACGCCTTGTTCCAAAATATCAATAGGACCAGGAACTGGATATGCGGCCACTGGTGTACCTAGACTAAGGCTTTCTATAATGACGATACCAAATGTATCTGTTCGGCTAGGGAAGCAAAATACATCTGCTTGTGCGTAGCAGTCTGCCAAATCGCTACCCGATTTATATCCCAGAAACTTTACTCTAGAATATTTTTTTTCTAACTCATTTCGGTAAGGGCCGTCCCCAACAATGGTTATATCAAACTCATTTTCTAAACGACACAGCTCATCTAGATTTTTTTCTTTGCTAACACGACCTACATATAGAACAGAAAGATTCAGATGAAGATACTTATGATGACTCCATTTAATGCTAGTTGATAGTGTTTCTCGATCTACTCCCCTGGTCCAAGAAACGATATCACCTTTAAATCCGTGTGATTTTAAATCGTCAACCATTGTATCAGTCGTAGTCAGTACTTTGCCGCTGTGTTTATGAAACCATCGAACATACCAATAAGTCCAACTTATGGGTATCTTGTATATTTCGTTTAAAAATTCAGGAAATTTAGTATGGTAACTAGTATTGTAACGATAGCCGCGTTGGTCAAGATAAAGTCTAGCACACAGACCAACAGGACCCTCGGTGGCGATATGTATATAATCCGGAGATATCTCCTCAATCTTCTTGCCGATCTTCCTAGGAAGGCTAAGTTTAACTTCAGGGTAGCCTGGGCAACTAAAATGTAAGAACTCCCTGGGATCAAGGTATAAAAGGCTATACCCGTCCAAAACAGCGTGTTTCTCAATACTCTTGAAGGTCGTAACAACGCCATTGATCTGCTCCGGTAAATTATCAGTGATGACTAAGATTGTTTTATGCATCTTCCCTCTACTCGAAAACTTTCAAACTTTAACCAATAGGTCATACTTTGTAACACCTGTTCACATTGTTGCTGTGTTTGGAACTGTAGGGTTATTCTTCCCGGTATGTCGTTTGGGTTGTTTGTGTGAACTGCTATCAATATCATCAACCACATCATCTCGCTCCTTAGTCCACGTTACTATTTCCCAACGGCCGTCCCAATGTTCAACTAATGCTGTACAACTTTCGACCCAGTCACCGTCGTTCATATATGTGACACCGTTGATTTCTTTAATCTCTGCGTGATGTATGTGTCCGCAGATAACGCCATCAAAGCCACGCTTCTTACAGTAGTTGGCTAAGTTCTCTTCAAATTTGAATACGAAGTCTACTGCTTTTTTAACTTTGTACTTAAGAAACTTGCTAAGGCTAAAGTACCCAAAACCCATACGGCGACGAATCCAATTAAATTTACTGTTGAGGTTAAGAACAACGTCATATGCTTTATCTCCTAAGAATGCTATCCAAGGTGCTAGGCGGGTGATGCCATCAAACAGGTCTCCGTGTACAACTAGATAGTGTTTGCCGTCTGCGCCTATATGTTCTACTTGATTATGTATTTCTATTAGACCAAAATTGAAACCATATGGTATCATTGGTCTTAAAAATTCATCGTGATTGCCTGCTATGAATACAACTCGTGTGCCACGTTTAGCGTGTCCTAGTACTCTGCGTACCACGTTAGTATGACTTTGTTTCCATCGCCATTTGTTTTGTTGTATCTTCCAAGCATCAATTATATCACCTACAAGATAAAGAGTGTCGCAGGTGTTGTGTTTAAGAAAGTTGTTGAGATGCTCGGCCTTACAATCTTTGGTGCCGAGATGTACGTCGGAAATAAAAATGGAACGGTAAGTTCGCTGCATAGCAGTATTTACCGTTCCTTGGTGTGTGTAATATTACAGATCAGTTACAAATAATTAAATTTGAACTACGGTCCATCGGTGTGTAAAATGCTTACCTTCGGCCTTGCGTTTCAAGATTTTTTGGAACTCGTGTTTCTTAAGCTCTGCCATCTTCTTGGCGTCGTGGTCGAAGCAAGCCTTATACAGTTCCGCTATGAGCTTTTTCTGTCGCATAGTCTTGCCCCTCCTTGTAATTTATTTATTAACTGTTTAACACCTTAGCAACACTGTTCATTACAGCAGCGATGCGTCCAATGTCTCTCAACTGATCAACTGAATAACCTTCTGCCTTTAGTGTGTCGAAATGTGCCTTCACACAGAAATGACATTTGCCTACGATACTGGCTGCTAAACTATATGCCTCAAATCTTGCCTTTGTAGTACCGCCGTGACTGGCAATAGCATTCATACGCAGTTGTGGCGGGATGCCTTCTAGAGCACCGCCTACCATTTCAACATATGGATACCAAACGTTGTTCTGCGCCATGATAGCCGATGCTGTCAATGCTGCGTCACGTTCTCTGAGATCTTCAATGCCACTAGATACAAATGTTACTAACTTACCGTTGCCTGTGGACATTGCGGCTGCTAAGGCACACCCTTGAGCTTCTATTGCATCTAATGTGCTACGGTTTATAACCGCGTCAAGGTTTAGTCTAGTGTCCTTAGCGTATTCCGGGAGTGCCTCTTTGATTTGTTCTACCCAACTCATTGTGTGTCTCCTTGTGTTTTCTTAGCGATCGCTTTGTATCCTTTATATGTAGGATGCACACCATCTGCACTTATTTCGTGATCCCTAGAGTCAATGACGACATCGTGATATTTCTCAGCGATTTTTTGTACGTTGGCTCTCTTGGTATCTTTGATAGCAGGAAGGATCCAATAGACCCTGTCCGCTTTTACTAAATGCCTTAAAGTGTGTAGTTCCTCATAGGTATTGATACTTTTATAGTCGTTTGACCCTAGGCTGATAATCACAGTCTTTGCTTCTTTGTAATTAGTACCGGTGTATAGGATATGACGATTAACATAGTCATAACTATTGATACCACTCTTAGCATAGGTCACACATTCTTTACGGATCTGTCCCACTCCAACTGCAAGGCTATCGCCTAAAATCAAACATTCTAACATAATATTGTTCCCTTAGAGAGTCTCGCCACCAACTGTACGGTTACAAGCACATAGCTCGCCAGTTTGTAACGCATCCAATACACGAAGTGTTTCTTCTGGTGAGCGACCAACGTTCAAGTTGTTGACGGTAACGTGTTGGATAACGTTGTCTGGATCAACAATGAATGTGGCACGAAGTGCAGCACCTGCTGGAGCATAGAACACGCCGAGCTGATTAATCAGGCTTAGATCTTCCATGGTGTTGTCATTCCAACGCTGCGTATCTGCAAACTGTGTATGCGTGATCTTTTGTAGATCTGGGTGTGCCTTTTGCCAGCTGACTTTACAGAACTCGTTGTCTGTTGAACCTGTGAGCAGTACTGCATCACGGTCGGCAAAGTCGCCGGCTAGTTTGTCGTAGGCTACAATTTCTGTAGGGCAAACGAATGTAAAGTCCTTTGGGTAGTAAACGATTACTTTCCACTTACCTTCAAAACTTTGGTCTGTAATGTCAAAGAACGCATCTTCTGGTTGACCAGGCTTGACACCTGTTACTGCGAATTTTTCTAATTTATCACCAACTGTTTTCATATCTTCTCCTTGTGTGTGTTTGAAAACTTCAATAACTCTGTATTGTATGTGTATATTATATATCCTATTAAAATGCAAAATCAATAGATTTTTTCTAAATATTTTTTTATGACGATCATAGGAAAAATCAATAACGAAAAGAAAGCGGCCCGAAGGCCGCTTTACTATTTTGGTTGACAAGGCATAGTTGCCCCGGAGTGGCAGTTTCTTAGGCTGCTAGAGCGAATCTACCTTCATTAGCTGCACCAACGGTGTTGCCTGTGAAGTTCAATGCGCCAAACTCAAATGTATCTGCGTTTGCATTTACGTTTTTTGCTTCTGCGACCGGGTTACTCCAATCCTACGGGTTCTGCTTTCCCGAGCTGTCCACTCTGTTACTCTTTGCCCTGTCGAAACCATGTACACCCCCAACGCAGGATACTTTTAAAATATCCTCCGGTGGAGGTGGGGAGATTCGAACTCCCGTCCAGAACACTTTTCTCTTTGCTTCATACAGCAATAACTTTTATTTAATCCAACCTATCTTTTCGCCAGCATCTTTGCGACGATCATGTTCTTCTGGAGTATTTGGATATCTCCAGGCCCAAACAGCGACCAATGCCATAAACACTGCTGTTGAAATAATACCGATAAGTTTTACCCCACCTGTCCACATTAGTATAAGGCTTAATGACATCATTGTCAACATCAAATAACGTAGTTTTTGAGGAAAAACTCTTTTTTCGCTCCAATTGGTTAAAAATGGTCCGAAAATCTTATGATTGTAAATCCAACGATGCATACGCTCACTGCCCTTAGAAAAACAATAAGCTGAAAATACAATAAACGGGCTGTAAGGAATTCCAGGTGTGATCAATCCGATATAGGCCAGTCCTAAACTAATAAATCCTAAAACATTCCAAAATAATTTTTTCATTTTTATCCCGCAAATACATCTGATGAACCTGTCGCAGCGTGTCCGCAACTGGCTGTGTCTCCTGCTCGGCATACCGGTATATTATGAGCGAAAACAGTTCCGCTAGCACCTACCATAACAGGGCCGCTGTGAGGTGATCTTCCGTGACCAGATATGGCCGCTCCCTTAACTACTATAGGTGCATTATTGACAAAGACCGTAGGTGCAAGATTACCGACTATGGTACCTCCTGCTTGATCTACCCCTACTCTTGAGATTCCTGGCATATTAAAAAACCGTTGGTAAAGAACTAACTTTATCTTTGTATTGATTAAATTTGGCCAATGCTTCTGCTACTTTTTCAGCCGATATATTGTTTGTCTCTTCCAGTATTTTACCTTCTTCGATGAAGAGTTTATACAATGATAAAAGTCCTACCCATTCCCAAGGTCCTACAAAATGTACTCCTGTACCTTCAGCAAGTTCTTTAACTTTTTTCTGATAAGTTTCAATAGCTGTTAGTTTTGTGGCTATAGTTGTTTGTTGGGTAGCTATAGTTGTTTGTTGGGTAGCCATGCTTTCTACAGCAGTTTTTATAGCAGTAGAATTCGTTGCTAGGGTTTCTAAAGCTGTAGCTATTCTATCATAATACAAAGTGTAATCTATGGCTACCGCTACGCCTTCGCTGACACTTTCTCCAGTTACTACTGGTCTACTGTTTGGGTTGACTAATGTAATTGCCATTTAATTACCTCATCGCTATACCAGTTGTCCCTGATAGATATTGATCTGAGAATTCTTTGTCAGATGCTTCTATAACGACCACAGTTGATTTATTCATTTTAATTTCTTTATCGGGGCTAACAGTAAAAAGATAAGGCACCATCCCTATGCCCTTAGGACTCATGCTGAGAACTAACGGCTTAGATAGCTTATAATGCATCGGACCGTCTTCTACTAACTTTGCTACTAATTCTTCTCCGCTGGTGAGTTTTAGAGTGACCACTTCACCTATTGCCACGCCTTTGTCAATTAACATTCTATTTTCCTATTTTAATACCCGGTACCGTTAAATCCGGTTTCGTCGATATATTTTCTTAATTCTGTGAATCCGCCAATTACATTGCCATTGATGATAATTTGCGGTACTGTTCGAGCTGTAGGCACTTCTTCGAGCAATTCTTCTTTGGTGTATCCGTCGCCAATTTTCTTTTCTACAAATCGTATGTTACGTTGTCCCAATAATGCTTTGGCTTGATCACAGTGGGTACAGTTATATTTGCTCCAAACTACTACTTCCATTTTTATTTCCTTTCAACTTGAGTAAATCACGGAACCCTTGTTATCAGTCACTCTGACTAACAAGGCTCCCATATTCTTTCTATTTAATGCCGCCTGTATAGCAGCAGCTTCATTTCCATAAGAACCAATAGTAGTCCAAGACTCATAAGGACTTTTATTTTTAAACTGTGCTTTGTACATAATTATAGTTCCGGCAAAGACTCGTAGTCTATAGCATCTCCCATAACACCTATAATGTAATTAGTCGATTCGTTCTCTTGTAACGCAGTTTGTTTCTTTGAAGTATCGCTGTGTTTATTGAACCAAGGAATTGGATTGGTTTTAGGTGCAGGGTAAGAATATTTTATACCAATTTCTTTCAGTGCATTGGCCGCAGTAAAATCTACGAAATCTTTCAAAATGTTTGCATTCAAGCCAATGACAGGGCCTTTCTTGAATAGATAATCAGCCCATTCTTTTTCTTCTCGAATCACACCTAAATACATCTGATAAACTTCTTGTTCGCATTCTTGTTTGGCTTTGACAAATCTAGGATCTTCTTTAACTACTTGATTAATCAAGTAGGCTGTCCATCCTTTGTGTAGTAATTCATCTTGTAGGATCAAGCTGATGATGTTGCCGTTGCCGATAAAGATCTTATTCTCTACCATTGCTAACGATGTAGCGAATGATACCATAAAGCGGAATGCCTCTAAAGCGTAACTGGCATTCAGTGCTAGCCAGATTGCTTTGATGTGTTCGAATTCATCAAATTTTTCTCCTAGCTCTTTACGACAGTTGATCATATGCAATCGATCATAGTAATAGCCTACACTACTTGCCATCTCAACGATTTCTTTAGTGTCGTGGATTGTGTTGAACACTTCCTTAGGCACGTTATAGATGTTACGGATGATGTGACTGTAACTGCGACTGTGAATGTTGGTTTCGAAGAATGTCCAATTGTAGACTAATGCTTCTAATTCTGGCAGGCCCACGACTGGTGTAAAGATCTGACTTGGTCCACGCCCTTGCAGACTGTCAAGAGCAGTTTGACGTAGTAGGTTACTGGTGAAGATATGTTTAACTGCATCTGATGCATCCTTAAAGTCTTGTGAATCTTTAGTTAGACTAATCTCTTCAGGCACCCAAAAGAATCCCCTAGCAGTCTTTTCAAAATCTACAATTTTGTTATATTTTACTTCTTCAAATCGTTGAATGGTAACTGGACCTGCAGGGTCTAGAAACATCTTACGATTTGAGTAATCGGTTTTGGTTGATAGGTTATATTGTTGTTTGCTCATAATTATAATTTACACGCTTCGCAATCTTCTATTTCTTCTTCTGGGTGAAATCCGTTCATTTGAATTAATTCTTCGGCGGGTTCATTAGATGTTTTGCTTCCTGCCTTGTTGATCAAACTATAGTAAAAAGTTTTGATACCCCACTTATGTGCCTGCATAAGATTTTTAACAATTAATGTAGTAGAAACCTTACGATCTGGAAAATGTGCAGGGTTGTAGAAAGTGTTTGTTGAAATACTTTGATCAACATATGCAGCTAAGACAGCAGCAGTCTTTAAATATCCTGCACAGTCAGTTTGTTCCCACATAAGTTGATATTTGTTTTTTAATCGATTATATTCTGGAACTACCTGTGTAAAACTTCCGGCCTTGCTTTCTTTAGTTGATATAAGACTCATAGGCATTTCAATGCCATTTGTAGAATTAATAACAACACTACTAGACTCAACTGGAGCGATAGCCATAAGAGTAGCATTTCGTACACCATATTGCTTCATCTCCTCACGTAAATGTTCCCAATCGAGTTCAGGAGTAAAGTCAGCAAGTTCATTAACACCGTTGGCTCGAAGTTCCCAAGGAAAGATTCCCTGTCCGTAACGAGTTTTGGCACTGTCTACGCAAGCCCCTCGTTCTTTTGCCAGCTCTACTGTGGCTTCGGTTAGATAAAATGCCTGGTGTTCCATCCAAGATTTTACTTCGGCTAGAGCATCAGCTTCTCCATATTTCAGACCACGTTTGGCGTGCCAGTAGGCTAGATTGGTCACTCCTATGCCCAGTGGCTGTATCTCATCGTTACTGAGTTTGCTCTGTATCGATAAGAAGTCTTGATAATCAAGGATGTTACACAAGCTACGCTGTAGAATCCTTGCGGCCCTACGCATATCTTCTGGGTTCCGGAACGCACCCCAGTTGAGAGATCCCAGTGTACATAACGCTATGCGACCATCAGCATCGTCAAGTCTTTTAAAGGGACGTGTGGGTAATAGAATCTCACAGCACAAGTTACTCTGATATATCGCGTGATATTCAGGATTAAAAGGTCCTTGATCGATAACATTATCGATAAAGACCAAATAGATACGACCAGTGTCTGTGCGCTCCTTCAGTATACCACCCTTGAAAACTTCTTCGGCTGAGATAGATTTTTTTCTCAGTCCTGATTGTTTCTCATATTTTACATACAGTTCTTCGAATAGTTTAGTGTCTTTGTAAAATGCTTCGTAAAGATCAGGCACTTCGTTAGGATCAAAGAAAGTAATATTTTCTTTGTTTTTAAACCTACGCCAAAAGAAAGCTGATAAGACCACTCCGTAGTCCATGTGTCTAACACGAGTTTCTTCAGTTCCTTGATTGTTCTTAAGAACAATAAGGTCGTCAAACTGATGATGCCAAATAGGATAAAACACTGTAGCACTAGCATTTCTAATGCCGCCTTGTGAGCAAGAACGTAAGTCACCAAACCACTTCTTTAAAAAAGGAATCATACCAGTGTGCATGATTTCACCACCACGGATAGGACTACCCAACGGACGTAGACGACCGATCTCTAAACCAATGCCTGCACGTTTGCTGGCATACTTGGCCATCATCTCCCCACTAGCAAATATGCTATCCAAATCGTCGTCACTGCGGATAAGAACACAACTAGAAAACTGTTTAGTAGGAGTCCCAAGCCCAGCCAACACAGGAGTAGCAAGAGTAAACAAACCATCTGAAGCACAGTTGTAGTACTCTTTGATGTAACGCATACGGGCTGCATTAGGTTCTTCTTTATGGAACACAGTCGCGGCAGCAACCATATAACGAACTTGTGGTGTCTCATAAATTTCCTTTGTCGCACGGTTGCGTACCAAATATTTTTCAATCAACTGCTCAATGCTGGCATAACCATATTCTTCATCTTTAGAATGATCCAACATATCATCCATCTTATTCCAATCGTCTTCTGAATACCATTCAAGAAGTTCCGGAGTATAAAGACCAACTTCAACATTCTTCTTTACGATGTCGTAGAGGCGAGGAACTTCGTAACTACCATATACATCTTTGCGTAACATCGAAAGACGTTGCTTGCCTGCGACATATTGATAATTTGTATGTCCTACATCGGGATTGTTTTCAACATCAATAAGATCTACAATAGCTCTAAGAGTTATGCCATCGATTTCTCTCGTGGTGATGCCGTCATAAAAATGTGGTTGTGCTTTTATTTCAATCATTGACTGGCTGACGTCTGCTATTCCGCTACAAACTTTCGCTACCTGCGCCTGCCATTTTTCAATTGTTAAAGATTCTTTCTTTCCATCTCTTTTAATTACTGTAATCGACATTTATTATTTCCTGTTTGCTATTTATGGTAGGGTTTTGACTGACAGCAATATGCTGGTTTTGATTTCGGAAAGACAGTCTGCACTTAGGATCTCTCCGTATTCATAATTTAAGACTTTGTCGTCTATAACTAGAAAGTATCTGTGTTCGCTGTCTTTCGATAACATAGACATATGTATCTCGCAAACCGAATCCATAAACCGCTGTGTTAACTTCAAAGTATACAGCATTCCAAGACAGATAGCAAGATTATCTAGTTTTTCATCAAGAACTAGATGCCAAGGATCGGGCCAAGATTTTGGAGTTTGGGGATTCAGATACGGACTAACAAAGGGAGCTTTATTCCAAAAGTCTACCACGGCCTGTAAAGGATCGTCTAAGACTTCTAGCGTATTTCTAAACTCTTTCCATTTTGTTAATCTGTCTATGCCGTGTGCATCAAACACCGTAATTCACAAACAAAGTGATGTTGCCATCAGCACCAGTGGCGATTGGATTCTTATAAGTTAAAATAATAGTCTCTTTCGCGCTGTCGCCTCTATTAGTTTTGAGTTCAGCTCCGAATTCAAAATTTGTCATCATGGCACCTCCCGGGTCTGTGATTAAAGATGAAGAATATTGATAACTGTCCGTGATAGCCACAGCATCCTGTGATTCATCTACGGTCAAATATAATGTTCCGTGTCTGTTGTATTGTTCGTTAAGTGTAACTGTGTAATCGATCACGTGATATCGATTTAGGGCAGATAGAGCCAATAAAGGTCTAAATGTGTCGCTTCTATAAACGATAGAAGCTATAGAATTAGAAAATTTAACTAGATTAGCGTTTTGAACTTCACCATATGCTGCTCTCGTATCTAGTGCTGTTAGATTGTATTGCTGAAGTCTGTCTGTTCTGCAGTCGATTACGATATTGTCAGCACTTTGTCCAAATATAATAAATGAATCAGTTGGGGTAGCATCATTACCTATCCCGTTACCGCAGTCAACAAAATGACAATTTCTAATTACTGTACCGGTTCCGTGAGCGATATATAGGGCTTGATTAGCAACTTCTTGAAATTTAGAATTTTTTACAGTCCAACTATTTTTTTGATTTTCTACACCAGTTAACAATATCGAAGTTGCATTTTCTAAAAACGAACATCCGTCTAGGGTTATCGAAGTTTCAAAAATATCTTCTTGACGGCATCGTATAGCGACTTTAGTTGATTCAAATTTGCAATTGTTGAATGCGATATTATCAACTTTAGTTCCGGCTAGATCGTTTTCCCAATAAACGCTGGCATTAGAATTTTCTAATTCTGAATTTGTAAATGTAGCAGCAGTAAGTTCAAAGTCTGATAAAAATTTAACGCTGTCAAAGGTGCTGTCTTTTAAACCTGTGATAACGAGTTGACCTGAATCGTGTCTGATTGTTAAATTTGATATTTCTATATTCAGTGGTCTGTCAGTGTCTTGAAACTGTGCTACTTCTGTGCCGTCTTCGGAAATTAATAGTATATTGAAATCGCCTATATTCAACGATACTCCTTCTATACTTTCGCCTTTGATTCTGGCATTTGAAGGAATCCTAAGATTGTCACTGAACAGATAACTGCCGTTAGGTATGAAAAGAGTTTTTTTAAATTTAGGATCTGCGTTTCTAAACAGTTGATTAAATGCATTTTCAAAAAACGTTGTAGAATCTGTAGATCCATCAGGAACCGCACCAAAGTCAAAAATACTGACATATTCGTCTAATTTATTCTGAAGGCCTCTAGGGACGCTTAGACTGATCGAGGGGTCATTGAATGCGAACCTATAGCTATTAGCTAGCTCTAATATATTATCGTGTTCGGTAAGTATCTTGGTGTTACCTACGTAAGGTGCACCGTCGGCTACTGATCCGTTACCGATATAAAGTTCTTGTGTATCTATGGCCCACGCTATTTCTGCTGCACTTAGCTGTGGAATGCCTGCGTTATTATTTTTTAATCCGCGGCGATGTTGTATTTTTGATATCTGAATGACGGCCATTTGAATATACCCTTGTTAGGGTATTTATCTGCCTAAGGCGTAATACTCTTCCACCTTCGCTAGCCAAAGATCTTCGTACTTGCTGTAATCGCTGGGCTGTAGATCAAACTGCTGATATTCACAATTTCTAGAACACATAAAAACAATGCCTCTACGTATGTCCGTTCCGTAGACTTCGTTGTGAGCCATAATGTAAGCAGTTAATTGAATTTTATAATCTTCAACCCATTCTTCTTTTTTAGGCTTGTTGGTCTGTTTGTAATCCATCACTGCCGGTTCGCCGTTGTAGACACCTACCAAGTCAGTTGTACCTGAGAATAGCCCTGGAAAGTATAAACTCTGTTCCATCGCCCAAACTTCATTTACCTTGCTGAGTCCTTGTTCTATGATAACGTCGGCCATTTTATTAGCCTGTACGTGTACAGGATTGTTACCAGGTTGTCTTTGCAGTCCTGCTATAAATCTTTCAAGATTACTATGCATAGCAGTGCCTACACCTGCAGCTTCTGTTGTTATCTGTTTTGCTTTTTCTTCCCCTACTCGTTTCTTCCATTCGTTCAATGCTGTCATATCTTTAGTAGCACTGAGTATGGTAGTCACCGAAGGAAGACTTTCTCCGTCTGGAGTAAGGTAAACACGCTTACGAGTAACAGGGTCATTGACCTGTGTACAGTTTTTGTATTCAAATTTTTGAATAAATGGTGGAGGGGTATATTGATTGATCATTCTGTATATATTACAGAATTTTTTTTAGATTGTCAAGCCTGGATGCCAGCTTGACTTTGAGCTAGTTGTTGTGGGGCTGCAGAAGCTGCTATTTTGGCCACTGCCTGTTCGCTGTCTTGACCTGTGCCCTGTGTAGGTTCTTTTTCTGCGTTCGAATCCGGAGCTCCGGGGACATTGAGCTCAATACCATCTGCATTGAAATTCTTAACCATATTCTGTATCGCTGGACTGGAATCATACATAGATTTGAAAGTTTCATAATCTGCGGTCAATTCAAAACCATTGGTCTGAAGAACTTTATTTAATCCGGCCCAATTTAATTTGGCAGGTGCTTTCTTACTGGCGGCTCTGCCGATGTAGTTACGAAGCACGATCATGAATCTGTCTTGATCGTTAGCTTCGCTGCCGGAAAATTCAAAAAATCTCATCCTAGTGATACCAGCTGTTTTTGCAGATCAGATAACTCTTGTTGTTTTGCTTTGATAGCATCTTGAACTTGCTTTTTCTGATCTTGTCGTTCTTTAGCCGCTGCTGCTGCTTGTGCAGGGTTTATCTGTTGTAAAGTTGCCATATCGTCAGGTGTTGCACCTAGCTTACTGGCAACAGTTTGTCCTACTTTAGTTCCTGCTATTTTTTGAGCAGCTGAAATAGCTAGAGCAGGGATCTCATCCAGCTGCCGGTCATTTTCTTTAAGATCAGTAAGTCTCATTATCCTGCTAATACTTTTAACAAACGGCTCTGATAGTTGATGCTTTCTCTTTGTTCTCTACCGGCTTCTTCAGCACCGCCTGCAGCAGGTTCAGCTGCTGCAAAGGCATCTTCTTCTCCGCCGGTGTTCATCATATCTGGTTCAGCTGCTGGGAACGCATCTTCTTCGCCTCCCATTTCAGCGCCTGGCTCACCGCCTAGCATTTCTGCACCTTGCTCTTCACCGGTCAGTGTGCGAACACCGGTTGCTAATGTTTCACGTGTGGTCTTTAGATTTTCTAAAGCCTGTTGAATAGCTGGTGCGACTGCTGAGATAAAGTTCTTTGCCTGCTCCGAACCCATCTCGTCACGTATCTGATCACCTAGCTGGAGGAGTGTATCATTCTCCATACCAGAAAGTTCTTCAATCCAGCGGCCCACTCTGTCAACCATTGTCTTTGCGGTTACGATCGACTGGGCTTGTTGGATCTCACCTTCTGTTACTTTTGTCATTTCTTCTCCTTGGGATTCTGTAGTATTTTCTGATTCTAAAGTCATTTCGTCGCGGCTAGCGATTTCACTGTTAATGGCATCTAGAATCCATTGAGCCTGATGGAAAGCATCATTCTCTAGATTTTCGTTAAATCCGGACTCGGATCTAATTTGGCTGAGCTGTGTCCTTAGCTTGTTTCTTGCATCTTCTAATTTAATTAGATCGAAGTCAGAAAAATTAATTTTCCTACCGAAAGTTTTTTCGATAGATTCGTTGATCCTTGCTGACGATCTGTTAAATTTAAATAAATCAGTAGTTTTCATAATGATGAGTCCAGATTAATGTTGTATTTATTCAGATATTACACAAAGGGCTTCTGCTCTTTTCTTGGCTGCTAGCATTTTATCTCTGCTCTCACAGTACCTAGCCCATAAGACATCTGCTTTGTCGTAATTCTTGTTTTTCATAGATTTTTCGTATTGATTTCTTAGCAATTGGCTTTCGGTGAACCACTTGCCGTATTCTTGATCAGCTCTGTATATGGTCTCAGTTTTGATAGTAGATTGTTGTTTAGCTAATAAATTGGCTATCCTAACAGTGGTAATATTTAAGTGAAGATTTTTGTAGAGTAATTTTCCTTTATGATAAAGACTTTTACTGAATCCTTGACTTACAATCAATATTGTTCCTACCAGGATGCCCTCTTCTGTTTTAACAGGAAGTATATCTCTATTGTTTTTAATCAGGGATTCTAGCTTGTTGCTAAGTCTAGTCATAAAAAAAGGACCTATGGTCCTTTATTTAACTGCCTGTTCTTATCAGGCAAATATTTTAATAATAGTTTCCAAATGTCCGGATACGAATCCTAATACAGCTAACCCTCCTAGTATCAGATACATCCATTTTTGTTTAAACTGCTGTAGTTCTGTAATTTTAGCATCTAACTCTGAGTGTGTGTTTTTTATCGATGATGCTAATTCGGCATGTTGTGTGCATGATGCATCATACATCTGATCAAGACGCTTATGTATACCGGTGCCTAAATGGTTGACTTCTACTTTTATTTCGTCAATCTTTTCGTCTAGATTAGTTACCTGTACTTCGACTACACTTACTCTTTCAGCCATTGATGGCATATTCTGATCTCCTGAATTAAGTCAAGTTCCTGGAAGGATATGTGCCTAATTTTGCCTATTGAATATGCCTGTATTCTTTATTTATTCTCAGATCAGATAAATCCAGGTGTTGATTTTATTGCTTTTAGTAGAAAATATTGGAGGATCTAAGTCCACAGAATTATCTAAGTTTGGTATGATAGGAACACCGTTTAAATCGTCTACGAGCAAGCCGACTGGGTCGTCCCCTTTGAGAAAAACATCTTCTCTTTCAACTTCTATATTCCATACCCAATGAGTGGCTTTGCCTTCTAAGTTGTTAGGTAATCTTCCGGATAGCATCTCCGGGTCTCGGTCCCATTCTATATTTGATCTAATACCTATGGCCTGCACCAGACTATTAAAATTAGACTGCTGCCCAATTTTTTTAGATTCTTTGCAGGTCCTGTCCGGATCAGAACGTGTGATATCTACTAGAGTAATGATTTTATATCTGGCCATAATATGCTACTATTTATGGCCAATAAAAAAGGGCGGAAAAAATCCGCCCTCGCTTCCCATCCCAAAAGGAAGATTAGCTGAAGCTTAGACCAGTGTGGCTAGCTGTTGCTACTGTTGCAGTTGCTCCAGAGATAGCAGCGTCGATAGCTGTTTCTAGTTTGCCGAAACCTGCTGTAGTATTGTCGCTGTTATAACGGTTCAAGCTATGTCCGGTCATTAACATAACGCCAACTGAAGGGTCTGCGTTAGTGAAAGCACCAACATAATAGATTTCGCCGCCTGTTGCCTGTACAACAGAAATTAACTGCTGTAGGTTAGAACCAGCTGCTGTTGGTGTTGTGCTCATATTAACACCAGCGATGCTGAATTGAACTGGCTGTAGTACTGGTGTACCTAAGTCTGTTAACGGAGCTGCTGCTGCGAAAGCTGACTTGTCACTTGATACTTGTAGTTTACGGGCATTTGCACCAAGTGTAGTGCTGCCAACGGTTGTTGCGTATAAATTTGCCATGATGTTTTCTCCTCTTAATCATAGTCTCGCTCAGAGACTGGCATAGTATTTATTAAGTTTGGAAAAAAATATGGTTTTAGACTGTTAATCTGCTCGAAATGGTGTCCAGCGATCTCTTGGTACTAGTTTTACTGAATCATCTCCACTGACATAACCCTCGCCTCCCGGTTTTCCATCTGTGGTAGCTGTGATATCGCCCTCAGCAGCATCTAACTCTCTGATCACTTCGTTTTTTGCTGCCATGATCTCTCTGACTAAGTCGAACAGGGTGTCTAGTACTCCGGGATTCGCATCGCTGTGTGTTTTTATCTTTACAGCTTTAGCTGGTGTTTTTTGCAAAAAGTTAAAAAATGATTCTGAATTGATATTTTCTAATTGCTTTGCTTTGCTCTGTGCATTTACAAAACTATAAATTTCATTTTGTAAATAACCCATTCCTGCAACCGGAGTTAGGAATTTGTTTATGATGTTTTGATTTTTAGCCAGAGCTTCGATCTTGCCTAAATTGTCTGCACTGACCTCTGGTCTGTAACTTACATATGTTTGACCAAAGACTACTAATTCTGGGTTGGTGGAAAAAGCTTCTGGATTTTCAAAAGGCTCTCCACTCTTATCACCGAAGTATCCGTATTGCTGATGTGCTGCTACAGCGATCTTAGCTTTGACCAGCTTTCTTCCTACTTCGCTAGTTCCTTTTACAGCATAGGTTGTTTGATTCGGAGTAAAGCTGATACGACCGTCGGCACCTTGATAAGGTTTGCCTGGATGAAACAAGATATCTCCGTAGACATATCCCCTGAAGTCGTTTGGTGTGGCTGCTTCGAACACTGACCACATAGCAGCCATATCGCCTGCAAATTTGGCTCGCCATTCTTCGCCCTTACCACGACTCATGATAAACTGTTTGAGTTCTTCTGGGCTAGAGCTTTTACCTTCTTCACGTCCCCAGTTGTTTTTGCCAACCATACGGAAGGCACCGTCTTCTTCACGTCCCCAGTAGACTGTAGGGTTGCCGTCCCACTTGATAGCGATTTTTTTAGACGGATTGGCTAGATCCTTAAGGACTTTGATCGCACGTTGAGCACCGTTGGTTTCCGTGAATACTAGATCTTCTAGGTGGTTAAACTCTCTGCCTACTTTTTTAGGAGCAGGGGCGTCAGCTTCGGTTAAAAATTCAAATGCTCTCATTTACAGATTTCTATTAATTTACGCATCCAGCCTATTGTGCCAGGTTGATAACTTTCTACGGCTTCGTTTTTAGGAAGTTCTATTCCGGAACGCCCCAGTGTTTCTCTGGCTGCGGAAATAAGTTCTTCGTAATTTGGCAGCTTTCTAATATAGGCGATGATATTTTCTACACTGCGAATATCTTTAGACGTAGCAGTCTGTCCTAGCAGTTGTTTAGCGATAGTGTTCCAGTCATCTCCGCCAGGAACAGTTTCATCTGTTTCAGCATTCATAAGACCAAACTTAGGTGAATACTTCATTCCTCTGGCGCGAGCAATTGAACTTAGTAATATATGACGATGTTCACCACGGAATGGGCTGTCTGGCCCGCTACCTAACATACTGCCCTGCTGAAATTTAGGATTAGCTGAAAACATAAAATCTGTCTGTGCAAATCCGTTGGCAGGGTCTCCATTGATTGGGGTTTTTAGGTGTACATTATCGCCGCTTAATTTTACAGAATCTTTGCCAAAAATAGACCTAAGTTTTTCTGCGAATTCTGTTTTATTGATTTCGTTAGCATCAACTGAGAGATCAAGATCTCCGCTGTCTGCTTTACGTCCAGTAGTACCTAACCATTTGATAGGCACCCCTTCTTCATCTTTGTCTGTGCTGAAATCTACACTAGTCTCTTTTTCTAAAAAAGCGATGGTCGTAGGTATTTCTGATCTGGTAATCCTACGAGTTAAAGGCTGTTTATCCGGGCCTTTGAATACGTTTCCACCCTCAAATAATTCAGTCATTGCTCTCTTCCAATTTTTTCTGATTTTTTCTGGACTCTGCTATTCTTCGTATACCTCTTACAAATTTAGCCGGGTCTTGTCCTTTTATAGCATTGATCAATCTGCGCTCTAACTCGTCAGCTGCATCTTCGCTATAATTTTTTTGGATCGATTCTAACAGATTAATAGCTGAATTGATGACATTGATCGCTCTACTTTCGATAAGAGCGTCTTTGTTTCGAACTTCTGCTATAGAATTAAGTTCTTGTAAAATTGATCTGGTTCGTAACTTCATCTTTAATCCGATTGATAGTATATTTAACTCAAATTTAATTTATATTAAAGTAAAATAGCAGGGCTGTCAAATGAAATAATGTGCGACCGCACATTGTTTGATATAAATACTCAGTAGAAACACTGATTCTACACACACTTACAGAGGATAAAAATGAAATATCTATCAGAACAGATGTTTAGGATGTTGGAGCGATTAGCCGAAATGTTTCCTAAACAGCATTATCAAAGCGAGCTAGACCGCTACATCACCAGCAGGTACCCACAGAACGCCTCAGATGTAGAACATTTTACCAAAGAGTTCGAATACAGAACACAACAGGGGAAATTTTTATGAAATCATTCATCAACTACATCTGGTCCGTGATGGACTCGTTTGGCAGGGCTAGAGCTGCCACTTACTTTGCTCGTTTGGGCGATTACGAAGCTGCAAAACGTGTAATGGCGGAATGATCCGTGTTTACTCTTGACTTTTTCCCATTAGGGATATATAATAACACATACACAAACACACAAGGAGGAGTTATGTTTTCACCAGTTTTTTACATTGAATCATTTCAAAACACAAAAAAGATCGTTACCGATCAGATTTATAAAGATCCTGCCCTAAATAAAGCGGCACACGCATATATCGATGCACAAACACAATTTGCCAAGATGGCTGTGAATAACACCATCGAAATGGCTAAGTATTCTGTGGAATCCATTAGCAAGCATTGGTTTCCAAAGAAGGAAGGTACCGCCTAAGGTACAGGACATACACACATACAAAGGAGAATAATATGTCAGACTTTACACCAAAACTACCGGAAGTTAAATTTAACAAGAACGGCTACGAAATCCGTACAGACATTCTTGATATGGCTAAAGGCATGTTAAGCGACGAGTTCCACTCAAAGTTCCAAGGATGGGAAATGACTGCCAAGCGCGATGAGAAGACTGGGCAGATCGTTACTACAGTTGATATGCCAGAGTTTCCAGGTTTAGATAAAGTATTAGAGACCGCCGAAAAAATGTACGCATTTGTTAACAACGGCGTGAAGAAATAATATAGGCTCGTAGAGCAATATATAGCGGTAAAAGAAAAGCACCCTTAGGGTGCTTTTTCTTTATCTAACTGTAGCTAACTTAAAGAACCGCAAGATACAGATATACATCCAACCTAGATCAAATTCATACCATTTCTGGCTGAACTTGGCATTGGCTCCATCACTGTGGTGATTGTTATGCAGTTCTTCGCCGCCAATCCACACCGCCCACGGAATGATGTTACGGCTGGTGTCTTTGGTATCGGTGTTGCGGTATCCCCACCAATGACTAACGCCGTTGATAACACCTGCGGCCCAAAACGGGATCCATAACATTTGTATACCCCACACAAAAAATCCCACAGGGCCAAAAAGAACAAGATCTATGATCAACATTAAAAGAATCCCTAGGCGACTATGCGGGGTATACAAATTCTCTTCTATCCAATCGTTAGGTGTGCTGTGACCTAATTCTTGTATTAATAGTTTATTTTTTGCAGCTTTGGCATACAGTAATGCGCCTCCAAATAATACACGCCATATTCCGTATACCTGCGGGCTGTGTGGATCTTTTTCTGTATCGCTGGCCTGATGATGTTTACGATGTATGGCTACCCACTCTCTAGTGACCATTCCGGTAGTCAACCATAACCAGAATCGCATAAAGTGTGCTACTACCGGATGAAACTGTACTGCTCTGTGTGCCTGACTACGGTGTAGATAAAGCGTGACACAGGCTATAGTGATTTGTACCATCACTAAGGTATATAAAAGTTCTATCATTAATAATTCCCGGAGGCCAGAACAATTTTGCAAATGTGCTCTAGTCGCTCTATGTGTTCAAAAGACCGCCATGGAGTTGAATCTATAGCCACGACCCCGTGTCCTTTGATACCTACTATGTCGTACTTAATCTCACCTGTAGATTCATTTAAACCCAACTTTTTATGACATTGATCTCCCAGTTCTTGACTTATAGGCGGAACGTCTCCTACGTTTGGTGCTACACGAGTATAACGGCCTAATTCTGGAAAATGTTTAACTAATTCTGATAATTCAATTCCGGCGTGCATAGCCGCCACACAATATGTAGGATGGATGTGGGTTACTACACGAACTTCGTCTGTATGTATCTTGTGCTGGAGACCGAAATGCAATGGCATTTCACCTGTAGGTTGCAGTCCAGATGAAATTTCGGAATAAATCATTTCTTCCCAATAACGATCAGATAGGATCTTTATTTTCTTGAACTGATCCGGTTGCATCGTTTGTTTACGAACTCCGCTAGGAGTGACGTAAAAATGATCACGATCGTGATGGCGAATCGAAATATTGCCATCTCTACTTGTGATCCAATTGCGTTTATACGATTCTACTAATATGTCGCAGATGGTTTCTAACATTATTAAAACTGCTCCTTGTATGTTGCCAGTATTTATGGTACAGCGATAGCGGTTGACTTTTTAATTAACCGGGTATATAATACAAGTATGGAAATCAATTCTGCATCATTAAAATACTACGAAGAACATCACTTATATCTCCAAAAAATGCGAGATAAAACTCTCTATGAAAATAGAGTAGAGCAGGAACAACATCTGCAAAAACTTAGAGTAGATAATACTCAAAGAGCTAGAGAATTGGATAGAAACCTAGGACAAAACATAGACGTTACAGTATGAAAAAAATCATTTTAACAGACGCAGACGGAGTTCTACTAGATTGGGAATGGGCATTCTCAGTTTGGATGCAAGAACGCGGTTACACACTTACAGCAGATAACAAGAAAAGCTATTATCTGCATCACCACTATAATGAGCTAGAAGAAAAGGATGCCAAAAAGGTTGTTAAGACTTTTAACGAATCTGCAGCAATTGGATTCTTACCTGCACTTCGTGATAGTGCTTATTATGTTAAAAGACTGCACGAAGAACACGGCTATGAATTCCGTGTAATCACAAGTCTAAGTCTAGATAAGAATGCACAGAAACTGCGTGAAATGAATCTGCGTAAGTTGTTTGGCAATGCTATCGAATCAGTTATTTGTTTAGACACAGGCGCTGACAAGGATGAAGCTCTTGAACCGTATCGTGATAGTGGCCTATGGTGGCTTGAGGACAAGCCAGCTAACGCAGATGTTGGACACAAATTAGGACTTAAATCAATTCTAATTGAACACGGGCATAATATGCATCACAAATGTTCTTATCCTGTAGTTAAAAACTGGAAAGAAATTTACGAGAGAGTTCTGTCATAATAAATATCCCTGCGTGTGAGGCGATCTGAGCTAGGCCTAAATCAACCTTAAGGAGATTTAGATGGCCAGAACAAAGAAAGAACAGGCAGCAGCCCCTGAGACCCGTTCCGAAATGGAAATGATCAAAGAGCTGCAAGATGAATTACGTTATCTTAGAGAACAGCGCAGTGCTAAAAGTGCTGATCCCGAACAGGTAGCGAAACAGCAGGAATTAGTTGCTAAAAATACAAGACGAGCCTGGGATTCAGAAGCCCTGGTTCAGTTCAACGTGGCTCAGGTACAGGTGGCTCGTTCAATCGTCGAAGAAAATGTAACTGATGCTATGCAAAGTTATACTATTAATGCGGGCGGTAATCGCGAACTGATTATGCGTACCACAGACGATGTATATCGTAATCGTATGATGATGCTTACACAGTTGCAGCCTGCAACACCTATGCAGGCCTTGTTCCAAGATTCGATGATAACAAAGACCAAACTAGATTATCTGCACCATCGCAATCAGGTTAATCAAGAAATGGTAACTATCATTCAAGAAATGGCTGATGCTATTCGTAAGATTGGTGATGTCAGCGAACGTTTCTATGTGCTCAACGAAATGATGGTTGAACACTGTGATGAAGTGTCAGACGAGAACGCACTGTGGTTTGACGGAGAGTTGACAGCTATGATGCAGGCTGCTACCCAAGATGATAACAGTCAACGAGTTGAATTAGCTGAAACTGAGACCGATATCATTCTCAAGTCAGCTGAACTTAATCGATTAGAAATTCGTGCTCTAGCAGGATTAGCCGATAGTCTAGGAGATCATCTTCAAGAATGTCAAGACCACGGCAACGAACTCAGAGACGATGTTATCAATCTCAGGGAAAAAGTCGACGGCACACAGAAGCGAATCGCTGATCGCATTGCACCAAAAAGATGATATTTCCGGATAAACCTAGGCCGCCTTGGCAATATGCGAAACCGAAGATCCAAAACACAAGGATCCAAAGTCGACCTGAAGAGGTCGACGAACCTCTCAAGGTACCTAAGCCCGCAGGTTATTATCGAGAAAGAGTTGAGTTTGGATTGATAATAATCGGTATGTATTTTTGGATTCAATATTGGATGCAGTTCGCATAATATTCGATGATCTAAGTATAGATCTCGTGCTAGCTCATCGACGATGGAGTAGGATTCGTCGAATAAGAAATGCACTGAGATCTATACGACGACAATATCCTCAGATCAAATTTACACACAATAGACAAGATCAGATCGTTACAGTGGAATTTTATTCGGATATTGATCTTTTTCAGTTTGTTCTTGTATGGCCTACTAATCTACCCAAATGGCGCAGACTTAGTTAGATTTAATGTCTTGCTTAGACTCTTGTTTTAATTCCACTTTTGTTTCGTGTTTTGGAAAGTAAGGATCTATTAGATAATAGTTTGCACCCCACCAACCTACTGCGCTGAAAAAACCCCAGGTTATAATTTCTAAGATCATACATTCTCCATTAAACGATTAACAAAGTCTAGTAATAATTTATTATGCCGGCCATTGTGCCAATGCCTAGGCATCCAGGTATAATAATCGTACCAATCTTTCTGACTTTCGGGGTGGCAACCTATTAGTCCAACTTGCTCTTGTATAATAGCCATAGGATCCCTATTGCTATAGCTAGCCACGACATCCATATTACCGCCAGTAATAGCACAACCGTCATAGAAATACATCCTTTCTAATTGCCCTTGCCAGCTGACCAACTGTCCTTTGGCATGGGGGCGTCTAGTATCTGCGTTGGGGCGTCTGATGTATTGTTCGACTCGGGTGCCAGTATTGAGAATATCGAAGTAATGTTGATCAGCCCAATAAGCACCAAGGCAAATACCCAAATACTTCCCGCCCTTTTTGACATAATCACGTATGGTGCTAACATGCCTATCAAGAATAACATCAAATCTGTCTGAATCACCTAAGCCTCCTGGAAAACAAACACAGTCTACATCGTCGAAGTATGTATCTTCTATGTCGTGCTTAGTGAATATTTTAAACTTGTAGTGCGGAGATAATGAATGGATTATTCCGTTTACCGACTGAACGGAGCACAAAGGGTGATGCAGAAATATAGCTATGGTGCGCATACAACCAAAAAGATAATGCTCACTTAGAACGCCATTCCGGGGCACGACTCCCATAACGCTCTGCCCAGCAGCCGGGCACACCTAAAGTAACGATAACGTCCTAAGGTAGGTGTTAGTTTTGCTTCTCGATAGTATAGTCTGCTTCAGTACTATCTGGATAGCGTGTGGTTAATTTGTCAATGATATCTGCTCGACTTTCGCCTTCAATCCGTGCTTGCTTGCCTGATGCATTTTGGGTTACTAAGTAAGTTCCAGGGCCATCGTTGGCATCCTGCTCAGGTTCATCCTTCTTTTCCTCGCCCGATGCAAAAGATAACGGAAACTTTTGTTTAAGGTCTGATATAGCACTATCGATATCATAACCGCCACGAGCAATATCTTTGCTGGCATCTTTGATTTCGGCCGATTTAGATTTCATTCCTGCTATGATCTTTTTCAACAGTCCTGGAAACAGCTCAGAGAACACACTGTCCTTACGCACAGTCTGATTACCGTTATTGATCTGATCTGTAGGTGCGTGTATTTGCCACTTGCCGTTGACATCGTCAACATTGTCTTTGTCTATGACGCTGATGATAGGACCGTCCGGTGCGTACCTTTCAAACCAACGAGCTCCAGAACTAGAACCTGTACAGAACGATGCTTGAAATCCTGCTGAGTTATTAAATGTATAGCAGCTACCGTAGTTAAAAGGAACTACGACTAAGAAACGCTCATCATCAACGATAGTGATCTCTTTCTTTTCTCGTTTATGTTTTTCGATGACTTCAGCATCTTTGATACGCTGTAGTTCATCTCGGTATTCTCTGCTCTGTACAATGCTCTGTATCTGACGCAGATTTTTAAATTTATTAAAATCTTGATGTGGCTCTTTGAGCTTACCTCTGATGCTTAGTGCTTTCCAAGCTCCTAATGCATCGCCGCCTTCTCCGTTGACATCTTCATAGTCAACCACACCGTTGACATACAATCTAGTCAGCCAGTCATCAAATTTGCCATCGGCAGAAAGATCACCGTAGCTAGTTGAACGCAAACTGTCGTCTAACATTTCACTCCACAGCTTTAGAATTTCTTCATCCGAAGGCTTAGTGCCTAGACGGGCTACTTTGTCTTTAGGTAGAGTTTGATCGTGACGCATCGCGATGCCTAGCATCTTGATCATCTTAGGATCTTTGAGTTTGGCTGCTATATTAGCTTCTAGAACGATTTGATTGAGTTTCATCCTGTTATCAATGCCCTTTTAAAGAATCCTAAGACCGTACCTAGTTTTTTCTGATCTCCGTTGGCAATGTCTTTCAATAATTGTTGAGGTCCTTCGCTACGCTGTGCTGAATAGCTATTTGAATAACCTTTAGTAATAGAGCCTGTCTGTTCTGGGTAATGATGACTAGCAGCCATTAGCACTGCAATGTTGATAGCACTTTTTACTGATCCGGGTGTGTCTGCACTGGTACCTGCTTCTAGACCTTCTAGTGCGTTCTGCAAACTTTCAACCTGTGACAGTTTGCGTTTAGCTTTTTCAAATGCATCATTCTTAATCATATTGGCCACGTGACCTTTGATGTCTGCCACAGCTGATTGTATGGCTTTGGCCCATAGAGGTTTGAACTTCTTCATCAGCATTTCTTGATCAACGGTTCTCTCTAGACCTTTCTTAGCGTCAGCTCGTTTTTGTTGTTTATCATCGACGGCTGATGTGTTACGACCAACATAAAACTTTTGTAATTTGCCGATGTTTGTCTTGAGAAAATCTAAAATATTTCCGCCGCGCCCATCTGAAGTAGTATCAACTGGGCCGCCTGCACTGGAAACAGCATCATAGGTATCTCTGCGTGATCTAATAGCACCTGTGCCTTTTGATCCTACGACAATGACCCATGATCCTCTGTAAGGCTCTTTAAGATCACTCCAACTGATCTTTTCTACCTGTCGATAGTCTTGATCGTGGGCTAATTTCATATCTTTATGAAGATATGTAACCACTTCTTTGCCACCAGAATTTCCAGAAATAAGACTCAGAGAAGTACTGGCTTCGTCGATGTGACTTTCTAACAGATCAGCGAAAACTTTGTAGCCATTGACGTTCATATTAATTACACCAGCTTTGTTTTGCCTCGCCGTAGTACTCACGAGCGAAACCGTTTGCTATGAGAGCAGCACGGAGACTTTGTCCGTTGACTAAAATGTCACCAAGTACACGACCTCCAAACTTGTCCCACCCGTAGAGCGTAGCTTGAAACTTGCCTCCACTGGCTGCTGCGGTTGCGATAGCATTCTTAGTGAATGCTGAGGCTGCTTCTCCTCGCTGTGCTTCTGAAGGGCATTGAGCACGATGTCCTTTTTCTGGTGTATCAACACCGTAGACTCTAACTGCCAATTCTGGCTTAAGGGGTGCTGGTAGAAAGGGGGCTGCGATCACCACCGTATCGCCATCACTCACTCTTAGGATTTGTGCATCGTATGTAACACCCTTAGGTGCTTTTTGTGCGAATGCTGCTTTTGTTAATGGAAAAAACAGCAGGAATCCTATCATTAATAGGATGGCTTTTTCTTTAGAAAACATAGAAACCTCACGAATAATAGCTGTATTTATATACTTTTCTCTGTATACTCGGCTTTTGTCCAACCAATAAGAAAATTGGATTTCCAATGGTTCTGTTCAAACCCCTGTAGAGATTCCCACTGCTTCCGATGTTGCCAAACACTGTGGGCAGCATCTGTCCAATCTGTATGACGTACAGTCCATTCAAAATTAATCATTCGATTTTTAAAGAAATCATAATCGCAATGATCGTATTCTACGTGCAGAACTTCAAACACGGATCCGTCTTCTGAGACAGCATCTAGGGCGAAATCAAACCCCCATTTCTGTTTTGTTCTTAATAACATATCAGCCTGCGGGACAGCTGTCTTGAGTTCTCGTAATTGCTGCTCTGCCTCTCCAATATACCTACATCTGCACAAGAACATACTGTGATCTAATATTAGGTCGGAAGTTTTGTTTTCTAATTCAAACCAAGGTTCTTGCCAACAATGATGGTTTAAGATTTCGTGATCGATCGGATATTTCATAGCGGCATAGAATTTCTGCTCTGCTAGATTAAGTTCAAATCCGTCCTTGTCATAATATCTAAAATCACTTACATCAAGGTCTTCAATCCTTTTCGTACAAGAAGGATCTGACATTAGCGTAATTTGATGTCTGCGGAACATTATGTCATCTCTAAAATAGCGGTATAAACCTGATCCATCGTGATACCTCCGATTTCTATCCAGGATGTCCCTGTGTAGATCGTGAGATAAGGCTGATTCAATCCTTTGGCCAAAGGATCCCAACTGTTACCATCGGCTAATGCTATCTGTCCTGCTGCTTTACCTGCCGGTTCTGAAGACAGAGGAGGCATTGATAATGTGCCATTGGCATTCAGTGCTGTGCTGGTGGGTTTGTCGGAGAGATCATTATAGCTGCCGCTGAAGCCATCGATGGTAATGTTTCCATCTGTATCACTGCTGGTGGTTATTCCTGTGCCGCCTACAAACTTAATTAGATTATCGCTGTTAACTTGTCGTTGTGTTGAATCGTCTGCGGCTATTGACCAAGAATATGTTCCAGCTAGGTTAGGTTTGTCTGTAAGCTGATTCCAACTGACCGTGGTTAGATATCCCCTTGTGGTCACATAACTTTCTGTAGCGTACCCTGTTAATGCTGAACTAGTGATAAATCCTGCAGAGTTCACTAGCTGATTAGTGTCTGTTGGTATAGTTGGTTTGTTAGATAGATCGTTATAACTACCGCTGAATAAACTAGGGGTGTTTGTTATAATTGAATAGTCGACTGTGGTTAGATACCCTCTTGTGGTTACATATGTTTCAGTGGCTAGACCTGTTAACGCAGAACTAGTGATATAACCCTGTGTGGTTACGTAACTTTGTGTAGCATAAGAACTAAGGTCGGGACCAGTAATGGTTATTTTACCTTCAGTATCCGAAGTAATTGTTATTCCTGTAGCACCTTGGAATTTCAAAGTTTCTCCGTTTGAAATTTCTCTAAGTGTGCTGTCGTCACCGGCTACGCTAAAGGTATAAGGATTTTCTACATTGTTAGTTATATAGGTGGTACCACCCCCACCTTGTCCTAACAGTCCCGACGCATCAGTCAGTTGATTGATGTCTGTGGGTATTGTGGGTTTATTAGTTAAATCTGTATAGCTACCTGAAAATAAAGTAGGTTTATTTGTTAAGTCATTGTAACTACCGCTGAACAGTATAGGCTTATTGGTTAAATCTGTGTAACTGCCACTGGTAGCTACTGTAGCAAATGTAGGTTTACTGGTTACGTCGTTCCAACTTACTGTTGTCAGGTACCCTCTAGTGGTCACATAACTTTCCGTAGCATACCCAGTTAATGCCGAACTTGTTATGTACCCAGCGCCATTAGTTAGCTGGTTAGTATTAGTGGGTATTGTTGGGGTGCCTGTGAGCTTTGAATAAGCTAGGCTAGTTATCCAACTAGGGTTTGCATAACTTTGATCGCTGAATACTCCGTTAGCAACGCTGATAATTTGATTGGCGATGGTTATAGTTGTGCCGTCGACTTTTACTCCACCCTTTACTGTAGTAGAAGCTGTAGGTAATGTATAATCGCCTCCTCCTCCGCCTGACGAGATGAGCACACCACCCGGAGTTACACCATCTCCAATGCGAAGGTCGCCTAATTCTTCACTGTAAAATAAGGTTCCTAGATCGCCTACAAAATCGTCTGCTATCGCTCCTGGAACCCTACCTGCTTTGATTTTATGAATGGTCATACCAATATTTATCGGAAGACCTATTTTGGAATTATGTTAGTGTTTATCTACGAAAGATCGGATTGTGAGGATTGTGCTCAGTTTCGTCTCTGGTAAGTTTGTTGATGATCGGAGACTCTTTGCCAGCTTCTGCTTTTTTCAGTTCAATCTCTTGCTGTAAAGGGCTGACCATTACTGGATTAGGGTCTTTTTCTTCTGGATTTTTAGCGACAGAATCGTTCGACTGGTCGCTGTCTAGTTTTTCAATAATGTCGGCCAATGCCCGCATGAATTCAGCTGCTCTCATAGTATATATTTAGTTGTGAGTTAAATCCTGTTCGTTTTCTGCTTGACAATAATTGCAGGCACATTCCGAGCAGTGATCGCAGCTTTCGTCTAAACAACTTTGTCCACAGTGTGCTGTATGTTTACAATGATTACAAATCATTTCATTCTGTTCTGTTGTCATTTGTCACTCCTTATTATTTCTTTCGTCCTTGGCAATGTGCTTTTTGGCTGAAACCTTTGGGATTATTGCAATTTATACTTTTTTTGTATTTCTTGCTCCAAGATTCTTTGTGCATACCAAAGTTACCTTGCATACGCACCTGCTCTATTTCATTCTTTTCAGTATACCTATCTACATAGAGAGCCAATTTAAAATCTAATATAGTCAGTCCTTTGACATCGAACGTAGATGTCTTTACAGTGACTTCTGCGACATCCTGTGTGACTTCTGCGAAGTGGTCCATCTTTTCTGATAAGCGATTTATAAACTCGACAAATTCTAGAGCATGACGATGATCTTTGGCCACATACTTGGCCTGTAGAGTCCTGTGATCCAACATTTCCCAGTCAGGTAGAAACTGTGATTTGATATCGTCTAGATCGCTGTCGTTAGGCACAAAATCTTCTATGTCTTTGGATCTAAATTTGCCTTCTGCGATGTCGATAAGTTCTCTCATGTTCATTCTGTTCGATCCTTGTCATCTATGGCGCCACCTGTGACCCACGCTGTACAACTACGGTCGCCAGCGCATTTAAAATGTAAGAAGTTGCAGTAACCTAAGTCTGCCTTGTGTATTGTAGCCATAGCATCTGCATCCTTTTCATCGCCCTTGATACCCGATTCTATACAAGCCCACATCTTGTCTGAAACATCAAAGGCTGCACAATTACCACACAGCATAGTCTTAGCAGTCTTTTCTGTAATGTTCCAACGCTTGGCAGCATCCTTCCAGTACGACTCTGGCTCATCTGGATTAGCAGGACCGTAGTGATATTCATCTATAGCCTTCTGACGATTCTTTAGATTAACATCTATGTCGTAGGTAGCAATAGGACAGCCTTTGTTGGCTGCTTCTACTATGTTGATATATTTTCTGTAGATCATCTCTGTTCAATCCAAGTCATTGTAGCCACAGCATTTTTGTTAGCGTTTCTAGCCGCAATGGCTAGAGTTAGTGTGTCGCTGACTGTGCCCAAACTGCTGCGTCCAATCTGATAGACTGTGTCAGTGTCTATCCTAATAGGGCCGCCACCACTGTTGGCAGTGATCATACCACTGTCTAATGAAGAGCCATCTGTGATAGCACCTGTGCTGGTATAGTTGTATTGCGTGAACGCATTAGTGTCGGGATGATCTGTCCAAGTTCCGTTGACTGTGGCATTACGTATAAGTTTATAGTAGATGTCAGTGTTGTCCAATGTGCTGGCTTGGAAGTATGTGGGAATCACAATGCCTGTCAGTGCTGTGCTTTTCATTCTAATGCTGAGCACAGGGTAAAATGTGTTAGCGGAAGGTAGGTTAATACCAGTTAGTGGTGTTAGTATGTTTTCAGCAATACCTAGTTTTTCCACACTACCTTCTACTAATAGACTATTTGATCCTTGCCACATATAGTGTGTGCCGGCAGCACCGCCAAAGTTTTCAATCTCTAGTCTAATGGGTAAGAAAGGTGTTTTACTCCACGGACTCTTAAGTCTGTTGCCGTTGTTGACTACGTGTATTACACGGGGGAATCCGTTGATCACCCAGCTGAATACAATCTGTCCAGCACCATACCACTCATATTCAACACTAATAACTTGTTGTGCGTCAGGTACTGCGGTGATGCCGCTTGGACCAGTGCCATCTAACTTATCGCCATTCCAATCTTTGCGATAGATTCTCTCTACAGTAGGAGTAGCACCATCGCTGTTGATTACCACTACAGCATATTGTGGCTCGCCTGTGTCTGGATCCACTGTGCCACAATCTTCAAAATAAAATCCATCACTGCCGTCATACATTCCTAGTCTGCGTCTAACTCCAGTTACGGGCATTTCAAATCTAACAGCAAAAGAAATGTTCTGTGCTCTACCTGGAGTATAGCGTTGTACGTTGCGAGTCTGTCGTATAACTTTAGATCCTACAGTGCTAGAGACGCTCATAGCAATTTGGCTTAGGGTAGCGTCAAATACTGCTGAGCCACCTGATGTAGTACTTTCATCCCAGACATCTGTTTCTTTACCGTATTGGAATGTGTTAAAGAATATAGTTTCCTGTGTCTGGACTTTGAGACGACCTTTGCTATCAACCGTAGATATGACTCCATTGCCGGGTCCAGATCCTGTTAAGTCTGCCTGTACTCTTATTATTGGCTCGCCGACACCATTGTAGTCCATTGCACGATGCAATTCTTGTAGATTAGGATCGCTAGCGTGTGTGTAGTTGGTGGTGTCCCAAGGTTGTTCGCTGGGGTTTAATCGTTGTCCGTTAAATGCCATTGATTAACTCCAAGGACGTCCGTCAACAAGTCCGCCTACGTTAGGATTATCTACTACTGTATTTCCTACATATTTTGTAGGTAGATCATCTCTATTATACACATCGGGTCTACCAGTTCTTGCTCTGTTTACTTTGGCTATCTCTAGTTTTTGTATCTGTCGATCTTCTTTAGTACCCACTTGATTCGGAGTACACAGTATAGTGTCTCCATCTACTATGCCCATAGCAGTTAGTGTAGTCGAACTATCACCATAAACTACGTCATTGATCGCAGGATTGTTTAATAAACTAATCTTATAGTAATCCGTTGGCAATCCTTCGTCAGAAGCGATAGCAGAGATCAGTTGATCGATAGTAACAGTTAATGCCACTGTCACTGAATCTTTGACGCTACTTAAGCCCCAATAATTAATTGTTGCCATTAGTTGTCTCCGTAAATTCTAAAGCTGTCGCCACGGATGTCTTTTGTGTGTTTTGGGGCATTCATACCGCCGCCTGCTGCTGCGGTTACTGCATCCATAGCAGCATATTCTTCTTTAGGAGTATTTGAATATTCAGTTGGTTCGCCTTGATCAGCTAGGTCCACGATTTGACGGAATCTGCGGATATCGTCCGGAGCGAACTCTTCTTCTGCTGGGTCACCTTGCTTGTTCATAAATCCTACAATCTTGTCGTAGTCTGCCATAGTCACAGGACCGTTGGCGCTCATAGCTATCACTGCCTGAGCAACATCGTGTATGTCCGCGTCTTGCTTTATATCTTCTCTACTTAGTTCCAGTAGTCTTATGAATAGGGGTACATCTAGTTGTACGATATCTGCCATAGTTCAATCCTCGATCACATATTTAGCGGTTAAATACTGTTACGATGATTAACAAAGAACCCTTTAAAAAACTCATATTAGACCTTAAAGAATCTGGGAAATATCGTGTTTTCAACGATATTATCCGCGAGCGAGGTGACTTTCCCAAAGCTATCTGGTACGGTCCCTACAATATTAAAACCATAGTAAACTGGTGCTCAAATGACTATTTGGGTATGGGCCAACACAAAGTGGTCTTAGACGCTATGCACACAGCCTTAGATCAAACAGGATCTGGATCTGGAGGCACTCGCAACATTGGTGGAACCAGCCACTATCACGTGGCCTTAGAACATGAGCTAGCAATGTTACATAACAAGAGCAGAGCCTTGCTGTTTAGTTCAGCTTATGTGGCCAACGAGTGGACTATCATAGCCTTGAGCAAGATCATTCCTAACATACAGTTTATTTCTGACAGCAACAATCATAACAGCCTTATTGTTGGCATACAACATTCTCGGGCTCCTAAACAAGTTTTCAAGCATAACGATCTACAAGACCTGGAAGATAAGTTAGTACACAGCAAACTGGCTGGGCACACTCCTTGTATCGTTTTTGAATCAGTCTACAGTATGGATGGCGATGTAAGTCCTATTAAACAAATCTGCGATCTAGCAGACAAGTATCAGGCTATAACTTACATAGACGAAGTACACGCGGTAGGACTCTATGGAACCCACGGTGGTGGGAAGGTTGAAGAGCTTGGGCTAGAATCCCGTATTGACATAGTCAATGGTACATTAGGGAAAGCCTATGGAGTCCAAGGTGGCTATATTGCTGCCGATGCTGATGTCGTTGATGCCATCCGTTCTGTAGCTGCTGGATTTATCTTTACTACGTCAATGAGTCCTGTGGCCTGTGCCGGTGCATTGGCTGCGGTCAAGTGGTTAAAGGATCATAACGAGATTCGTGAGAAACATCAAGAACGTGCTAACAAGTTAAAGAAATTACTGAAAGAGAACGAACTGCCTGTGATGGGATGTTCTACTACACATATCGTTCCGTTACTGGTAGGAGAGGCTAAAAGGTGTAAAGCCATGAGCGATCTTTTACTCAATGAGTTCAACATCTATGTACAGGCGATTAACTATCCAACGGTAGATGTAGGTACAGAAAGATTACGATTTGCACCTACACCATACCACGATGATTCTATGATGAGTGATTTGATTGTTGCTCTAAAGTCTGCGTATCACCAGGTGCAAGTCTAAAACGATCCTCAACATAATCCGCAGTCCCGACTTCTAAGATCACTGAATTAGGATGCAGAGCTTCGATCTGATGCGGGCTGAGCTCTGCGAAATCTGCGGTCTTACCTTCTTCTAGAATAGCTTCTTTGATTTGACCAGTGGCCACATCTATGTAAGTTACCTTGAATCTCCCGGCATTGACAAACCAGCTCTTTCTTTTTTCTTTATGGAATACCATACTGGTTTTGGCACCTACCTTGGTAAACACCAGTAGTTTGCCGCAGTAACTTTCATTGTTACTCCATATGATTTCAAATCCCCAGCCCTTGTCTATTTTTCCTGCTTTCTGTAGGTTCATGGTCTTTTCTCTATGATTTTATCTACGAGCCCGTAGTCTAATGCTTCTTGTGCTGACATAAACTTATCTCTTTCCATATCCGCAGAAAACATTGCAAATGTTTTATCTTTGCTGTTATGCTTGACATAGATCTCAGTGAGATTCTTTTTCATTTTTAAAATTTCTTCAGCCTGTATCTGAATGTCTGTGGCCTGCCCACGAGCTCCTCCGCTGGGCTGATGAATCATATGACGAGCGTTAGGCAGCATATGTCTTTTACCTGCTGCACCTGCCTGGGCTAGCAATGATCCCATAGAACAGGCCTGCCCCATTACATAGGTGGCGACATCTGGTTTGATAAACTGCATCGTATCATAGATGCTCATACCTGCTGTGACTACGCCACCTGGACTGTTTATGAACAGACTAATGTCCTTGTCTGGATTTTCACTTTCTAAAAATAACAGTTGGGCTACGACCAAATTCGCCATATAATCTTCTATAGGGCCGTTCAACATAATTATTCTTTCTTTGAGCAGTCTACTGTAGATATCAAAAGCACGCTCGCCTTTTGATGTAGACTCAATAACCATTGGTACCAATGCCATAATATTCCTTTAAGTAAAGTGTATATATTACTATAATATTTTGATTGACGCTAGATTGATTTTGCCATATACTTGTAGGATTAAATACAGTAGCAACAAGAAAGTTACGAAATGAGCAATACTCTACTACTAAACGCAGATATGCAACCTGTTAGCCTATTGCCACTATCAACAGTAGATTGGCAAGAAGCTATTCGATATATGGTTTTGGATAAAATTGAAGTTTTAGCCTGGCACGACGATTGGGTCGTTAGATCCGCACGTTGGGAAACTCGTGTGCCTGCTGTAATTATGCTTAAAGAATACCAAAGACCAAAACACACTATGCGTCTCAGCAAACGCAATATATTTCTTCGCGACGAATATGTCTGCCAATATTGCGGTACAGAGGTTCAAGAGTCCAATGCTACTTTGGATCACGTCCATCCTGTGAGTCTAGGAGGCAAAACAACCTGGGAAAATTCTGCTACTGCCTGCAAGCCCTGTAACTATAAAAAGGCTGCTCACGTAGGCAAAATGAAACCCAAAAAGCTGCCTTATAAGCCTCATTTTTGGGATCTAGTTGAAAAACGCAAACGCAGAGGTTACCACATAGCTCATCCTAGTTGGCAAGACTTTTTGGGCTAAATATTAATCTATGCGATTTTTTGAAATTCAAGATACTCCAACCCAAGGTGCTGATGCAACATCGTCAGCACCTGTTCCTACGAAAGATACAAGTATGCAGTTTGCATCAAAACATGAATTAAATCAATTGGCATCTCAGCTCAAAACATCTATTCCAAATGGACGATTTGAGCCTACCGGCAAAGGTAAGAGTAAGCCTGTGGAACATATTCGAGTGTTCAGTGTTAGTAGATCAGAATTGATAAACTCGCTTACTTCGATGGGGTATGCGCAGGCAGATCTAAAACCGGAACAAACTTATTTGAGCACAAAATATGCTGCAAATATTTTTAGTTTTACCAAAGACAACAAAATTTTTAGTTTTGTGATATCTAGCAAAGGCACTGAAGAAACTGCTGTAGGTGTCGGTATTAAAGAATACAGTCCTACTAATCTTGGCCTAGCAGGTAAAGTTTTATCCAGAAATGAACTGATCCAAAGTGCTAAAGATGCTGTAGCCAAAAAGGCCAAAGATGACAATTTAAAAAATGCATTGTTATCGTTGATAGACATCGCTGCTAGTAGAGGACAGGGCCAACTTACTCCTGAACTTAATCAAGCTATAGCCACTGACAGAAATCAACTCAGTGTAGATTTTGGAGAAGTTTTGGCTCCTATTGCTATTATGGATGATAATGATAATGCTGAATTCCCTGTTGGCAACAGTCCGTTGATCGATGTTAAGGTAGGATCTCAGAATATTTCAGTAAAAAGTCTCAGCGGCAGCGGAACAAGTTTTCGCTCAATTGCAGATTTAATGGACAAATATGAGCAGGCCATAACAGCCGATGATCCTAACAAACAAAAATTTGAAATGTTGAAAAAGTTTCATCCCAAAGCTGGAGGAAACAACAAAGATAAAATCATTTCAGCGGCATCGCAGTCTGGAATAGCCGAGCATAAAGAAATGATGAAAATTTTGGGTGTTCCGAAAATTGAAAACTTTTCTCAATTGTCATCCGCACTAAAGGCTAAAAAGATCACAGATTATGGAACGTTTCTAAAAACTTTTTATCCGGCGATGACTTCAGGTGGGTGGGGCAAGCCTGTAGGACTGCCTGCAGATGGAGCCTATTATATGGGCAGTAAGAAGGAAGCGCCGAAAGTTGAAAAGGCCGCAGGCAAAAGAAGCTTTGATAGAGATCCAGTAGATTCGGGCGCAGACATTTTAACCTATGTGTTAGGAGTAGGACTTCTTAACTTTGTCACAAGAGGCGGCGACGCTGACGGTTACTCAAAAATAATGACTGACATCGTAAACAAGGCTGATGCTGTTTTAGGTAAGATTGATATTACTGTCAATGGCGGAATTAAAATTACCACAAGGCCATTTACCGAACTTAAATTTGCTTTCCAATATCACGCACCTAGCCATATTCCGGGCAACAACCTACCCGGATTCATTGCTATTCTAGATTAATTCCTGTATAATTACTGTATGACTACACTTATTCAAGGTGACTGCCTAGAAGTCGCCGACCAAATCGCCGACGGATCTATAGACTTTGTTCTCACCGATCCTCCCTATAACATCAGCAATGATGGTGCGAAGCCTGTTTGGATTGATCCGGAAACAGGCGAAAACAAAAATACCATCCATAGCCAAAAGTTCAGCGAAAACTTTGAACAGGATTGGGATGCCGTTACACACGATCAGTTTCTGTTACAGTTAGAGCAATGGAGTAAGCTGTGGCATAGTAAACTGCGCAAAGGCGGTAGTTTTGCCGTATTCATCTCCGATCAGTACATCAGCTATCTTTGGAAGACAATGGCGGACGTCGGCCTTGAACCCAAGCGTGTCTGGACTTGGAAGAAGCCTGCGGCTGTGCCTTTCAATCGAGGAGTTAATCCTGTTAGTGGTTGTGAATACATCTTATGGGGTATCAAACCTGGCGGTAAGAGAACATTCAATTCTGACACAGACCTTAATTCGATCGTAGACAGATATGCTGTGGCTGATAAGGTGTCTAGTATTATGTACAGGGAAGTCAAAGACGGACTAGGCAGTCGCAGCCTAGACAGCATCTTTGCTGCTGCTCAAAAAGAAGCAGAAGCAATGATAAAGAGTAGAAAACAGTCTGGCAGCAAGGTACAGGCTATTGTACCAAATACTATTACCTACAGTGGAGGGTTAGGCGGCAAGATACACCCGACCCAAAAACCTACAGAGATTTTAGAATACTTTATCGAGCTGTGTTCCAATCCAGGCGACATAATTTTGGACACATTCGCAGGCAGTGGAAGTACAGGAATCGCTGCCAAGAACACGGGAAGAAACTGCATTTTGGTTGAACGAGATCCAAAAATGTTTGCCAAAATGAGCGAACGCTTTGATACAACATCCGGCCTCAACACCAATCTTTTCATCGAATCTGATTGACACAAAGTTCTCCTTGTGCTACAATTTAAACATTGTAGAAACCTAGGAGCAGACAGTGCGATATTACATTGTCAGTTGGGACAATTTAGGTGTAGAGTTCTTTGAAGAAATCACAGAACATCATCCAGAGAATTGGGCCAAAGATCATTTATTTGACAGTATAAAACAAAATAAGCGAGTAAAAAAGCCTATGAAGTTTAATCTTCAGGCCCTAATACTTCGAGCACAGTTTAACACGCATCGCCATTATGAGATCTATGTATTCACCTCAGAGGATGATGTTGGACCCCAAGATATTCAGCATTGGTTTACTGTAACCCCGCAAGATTTTGCAGAGTGGGTTCGTGAAAACAATTCTTACAAAATTTATAGCAATCGTAAAACCACAAAGGATCTAATTGTATGAGAACACAACCACAGATTATTATTCAACGCCTTGAAGCAGATAACAGTCGTCTTGCCAAAGAAGCTGTTTTGGTCGATGCGATGGGCGAAGGATTAGATGAGTTCTTTGAAGGCGTCCGTATGTGTTTGGACAATCTTTATACCTTTGGTGTCAAGCAGGTCCCTGTCAGTGATAAAGATGGTCAGGGTCTCAGCTGGGACAACTTCAAGCAGTTGGCGGAATCTCTTTACAAGCGAGAACTTACTGGACACGCAGCTAGAGATGCTATCCAATTAGCCATGGATGTGGCTACCAAAGAACAATGGAACGACTTTTATCGTCGTATTCTAATCAAAGACCTACGCTGTGGTGTTTCAGAAAAGACTGTGAACACTGTGGCTAAAAAACAAAAGAAGACGCAGTATGCAGTTCCTGTATTCGAGTGTCAGCTCAGCCACGACTCTGCTAATCACGAAACTAAACTCGCTGGGAAAAAGATCGTTGAGCGTAAACTAGACGGCGTTCGTTGTTTAACTGTGATCGATCACGAGCAGAGAACTGTCACTCAATATACACGTAACGGCAAAGTATTGGAAAATTTCAAACACGTTACTGAGTACCTAGAAAAGTTTATCGACGAGTTCGGTAGAAGCTATGTGCTTGATGGCGAGATCATGAGTTCTAGCTTTCAAGATCTTATGAAGCAAGTACATCGTAAGGACAATGTCAATGCCGCTGATGCTGTACTAAATCTGTTTGACATCATACCTTTGGTAGAATTCAAACAAGGCAAATCCGTAATGGGGCAACGTCGACGAAGCCAGTTCTTAAAGAACTTTGAAAACATCTTTAACGATTCAGGATTTATCACTATCGTTCCGCAACGTGAGTTTGATCTTGATGTGTTTACTGATGAAATTGAATTCCGCGACTACATGAAGGAAATGGTAGCGGCTGGCTACGAAGGCATTATGATCAAAGATCCTGATGCCAAATATGAGTGTAAGAGAACCACAAACTGGTTGAAGATGAAACCTTTTATTGAGGTTAGTTTAACCATCACAGAAGTAGAAGAAGGGACGGGTAGGAACAATGGACGTCTTGGCGCAGTTGTTTGCAGGGGCATTGATGACGGTAAGGAGATATTGGTCAATGTTGGCAGCGGTTTTACTGATTCTGATCGTACTGATTATTGGATCGCACGTGATACGCTACCAGGTCAAATTGTGGAAGTGCGAGCAGATGCTGTCACGCAAAATCAAGATGGATCGTACAGTCTGCGGTTTCCCAGGTTCATTAGATTTAGAGGATTCAAGGTCGGGGAAAAAATCTAAAACAGAATGGGATGAATGATGAAAGAGATTGTTGGGTTCCTAAAATGGCAATGGAATAAGTTTGAATTTTGGCAAAAATGTTTTGTTGTTAGTAGTTCCTTTATCGGAGCATCCATAGTAGCCCCTGAGCCTGTGGATCGTTGGTTATTTGCTGTTCCGATGATAGTGGTATTTGGATTTACGACCAAATGGTTTGTATGGGATGGTGTGAAGGCAAGCTGGCAAAAGTACAAAGAAGATCGGAACAGCCTGTTGACTACTATTAAAGAATCAGATAAATGAAAAAGTTATTCTATATCAAAGAGGGCCGTAAGTATGTGCCCGTGGCAGAATATGATAACGAACTTTTGGATAGCTTTCCCAAAGGAGACCATCTTGTGTCTGTGTACCCAGGAGGTTCTAGTCGTCGCTTTAAGATTGATCCGGCCTATGCTCCGATGATCGCTGCCGCTCGTGTTGCTGAGGACGAGATCTGTCGAGCTATCTCTAAAGCCGCTGAACTACGTCCTCCACGTACTCCAATTACTCCTAAGCAGAAAAAAGCCTGGGAAGCATTGGCTGCGGCATTCGGTGACGAGCTTTGTACCTTACAGGGATTGAGCATCCGCGATTGTGCCGAAGCAGGTGTTAAAGCTATGCAAGAAGAAGCAGAAAAATTACTAAAACACCAAAGTGTTCGTAAGGCATACGAGCACTTCCAACTAATGTGCGAATTGGTAAAAGAAAATGAATGTCACAAATCATAAAGGTCCTGTCCTTAGTGTTTTACAGGAAATTTTTGGTAGAGGGGACGACAGCCCTCCCCATCCTAATTTTCATCAGGCCGTAAAGGTCATAGAATTTCCCACCGTACATAAAAAAGATAATGAACCGGTAAATTTAATTTGGCCTGATATTCAACGCGGTCCGTGGATTGCCGGCGGTGCTGCTCTGCGATGGTACCAGAATCAACCCGTAGGAGACAGCGATATCGATGTGTTCTGCGCCAATGCTCGACAGGCCGCTGATGTCATAAGTCGAATCAAGAGCTATGGTCGACACTCTGTCAAGTTTGAAAGTGAAAATGCACTGACATTGGATTATTGGTCTAAGGAAAATTACAGCGATCGATGGACTATTCAAATTATCACCCGACGATATTTCAACAGTCTAGAAGAAGTGATCAATAATTTTGATATCACTGTCTGCGAAGTCGGGACAGCAGGCAATGAATGGTTGTTAGGTCCATTCACTGCTCGCGATATTCGAGAGCGCAATTTGAATTTTAAATTGCCTTTACAACCAGATGCTATGAAAAGATTAGTCAAATATTGGGCCTACGGGTATCGGCCGGTTGAAGGTACCATAGAGGCTATTCAAAATAACCCGATCGCTAAATGGCAGTTTAGTGCTGAAACCGAGGACTATCAAAATGCGTTCTGAACATACTTGGAGTTTGCTAGATCCTAGGCCAGTGCTGTTGTATCTAGACAAGTCTGATGAATACATTGTTTATTGGAACGGTGTAGTTATGCCGCATACCATGGCACTTTCTATGGCTATGGAGAACTACGGTGTCTGGGCTACTCCGGAGATGAAAACTGCTATGGAGAAAGATTACGAGCGTATTTACTATGCCAACGGATTTAATACCAGGGCTTGGGACAGTAAAGTCTCATCTTCTCCGGTTTACCCTTACTTGAAGCGCATCATGGCCGATCATTTAAAGACGGTGCTAGAAGGCAAGGAAGCCCGAGATGTACTAGGTTGGTTTGATTATTCACGAGCAAGAAAGGAATCAAATGTATAAGACAATTTACACAGAGGTTGAAGTTGATGTTGACCTGTCAGAGTTTGACACAGAGGATCTCGTCGAGGAACTGGAAAGCCGAGGTGCGGGGGTTGAACCCGAGTTCGGTGATGGCAAGGAACTCTTGATGTCTATCTATGAAAAGCGTAGATTGGGCAAGGACTATCAAACAGAACTTGAACAATTAATTTGGCGAGGATTGGGTAAAGTATTATGAACGAACGAATTCGAGAAGTTTGGATCAAAGCGGCCAGCGAAGATTCTGACCCAGATAATTGGGATACACAAGAACAGTTTATTGAACGGTTCGCCGAGTTGATTGTGCGGGAATGTGCTGAGCAAGTTGATTGGATACTTGCCGAAGGTGGTAAGACACAGGGTGATTTGATTAAACAACATTTCGGAGTTAAAGAATGAAACCTAAATTATTGTATTATTTGAATGGTGGTAAAAGATTTCCTAGCGGCAAGCGTTTTGGAATGTATAAACTTACTGACGCCAAATGGCGTATCATGTATGACCTACCTCAGAGTTGAAGAATGAGCAAGCATCCATCATATTGTTGCCAGCGATGCGGAGAACTAATTGGTTGGCTAGGTCGAGTTATGCCCTTTCATAAATGTAAAAGTATCGGAGTTGAAGAATGATTAGATTTATATTTGTATTTGCCATTTTGGCAGCGTTGATTCATTTTGGTATTATGGCTTGGCAAAAGATGTCAGGATCTGAACGTTGGACCTTGACAAAAAGCCTAACCTATAGTATAATTGTTGCACTGCTAGCGATAGTAGCAATGATGTTCTTGGTAGTTTTGTTTTAAAGGACTAATATGATCAACGATCGTTGGTTGCGCCCATTGTATTTTGCTCTGGGCTTCGCAGCGTGTTTCTTTCTTTTTTCCACTGGAGTTATCTAAATGAAGCGTTTTTTCACTCTGTCTATTTTGGCTGCTGCCGTTCTAGCAACAGGTTGTACTCGTATTGAAACCGGCGAAGTCGGTGTGCGAGTTGGTTTTGACAAACAGGTACAGCCCGGTGAACTGTTACCTGGCTCGTTCAATCAGGTATTGATTGGTGATGTACTTACGTTCCCTATCAAGGACGTTAATGTGACATTGGAGAATATGACTCCGGTAGCCAAAGACAATAGCACAATGAAAGACTTCGATGCAGTGGTTGTTTATAACATCAATCCACAACAAGTGTCAGAACTGTATGCCACTAAGAACCGGGCTTTCCACGCAGAGTTTAAAGGCGATACTTATGTAATGTATAACTACATCGTACAAAATGCCCGTAACTCTATCTACAAGGCAGCACGTAAGTACGAAGCACTGGATATGGCGGATAATCGCAGTGATATGGAGAATTTCATCAAAGAAGAAATCGTTCGCAATCTCGCTGAAGAAAAGCTAGACGGTAGTATCACTATCAGCCAAGTGCTAATCCGTAATGTTGTACCCGCTGACTCGGTAGTTGAATCAGCCAACGCTCTTGTTCGTGCTAAGAACGAACTCAAGCAGAAAGAAGTCGAAGTTAAGACTGCCGAAGCTGAAGCACGTCGAATGGCAGCATTGGCCAATAACAGTTCTAGCTCGATAGCATTTATGCAAGCGCAGGCTATGCTTAACATTTCTGAAGGTATCAAAACTGGCAAGGTTCAAACTATTGTTGTTCCTAGCAATTTCAATGCCTTGATGATGAACAAATAATAAGGTCGAATCAAAATGATCACTCTAAAAGAATGGATGGAAATCGTTGACTACCGTATCACTGAAGGCAGTGGCTATCAGTGGCAGTGCTACGGTCCCAATGCTTACTGTCTAGACTCTTGGAATGGTCAACAAGATGGTCATAGTCTTTCAATCATCTTTGATACTAAAACCCAAGAAGTCTACGAAGTTCAAGCCCACGACTATCAGCGAAATCGTGCCTATCGTTTGACTAATCCCGACTATCTATCGGATC